GCGCGTCCTGCAAGGTTGCCAAGTTTGTCTCAGTAGGTGTATCTAGCACCATGTTGCCCCTTTCATTTGAGTGTATCGATCATTGCATTCACATCCTACCATAGCGTGGCCATTTTCACATCCGCCATTTTACCTATATTTCTCTAGGCTCTTTGGCCTAGGCGTCTAGGTATATATGCCTACTACATTTGTTCTATTTACATAATGTCTTTGAGCTGGTCGAGTGCAAGGTAATGGTATCATGTCCGCATGTATGTGTGATAGCAGGTATAAACAGTAAGCGAGTGATAAAAACTGGGGTGGGGTGCTGAAAGCGGTATGGCCTCTCTCTCACAAACTCCAGCAACTTTTAGCAATGTGTACATTTAGTGCAACTATTTCGTCTCCTTCCACCGCGCCTTGTATTCCCACTCAACCTGTGCTATACTATGTGTATTACCTGGGAAGGCACAAATGGGCGGTGCAAAGGCACGGCTGGTGCAACTCCAGCCCACCGCCGTAGCAGGATCAGCCCGAGTCAGGGCTTGCTAGATAGCGGCGCTAGGGTAAATGGCGGGTGCAATTCCCGCCAGCCGCTGATGTCTTAAAGGGGGGAATTGTGTGGCAAAGACCTAATGAGCAATAGCCCGTCCGGGGGAGTTGCATCTATGCACGTTGGGGTGATGATGTTGAAAAGTGTGTAAGGGCATATGATGATCGTTGGTTTGCTACTAATGGGAGCCAGCGCCCCCCGCCTGACTTTTGGTGGGATCCGCCCAAGCCCGAGCCGCCGTCGCCCAAGAGAAATATCACACACGAGGAGGTACTGAAACGGTGGATGCAGGACCCAGAATTCGTAGCCGCATATAGAGCTGTAGAAACTGACCCTGCTGTGGCCTCTGTATGGTGCTGTATAATGTGTGGAGCCGTTCTAACTAAAGACCTTACTGCAGCATTTATGCAAACACTAGATCGAGTAGCTGTTTTCAAAGATGGCCGCATATACGTTCACTGTCCAAGTTGTAGCAGATGGAATGAATGGAACCCGCCGGAGCAAGGAAAATGAGAAACCGATTGGCCTTGATTGTTTTGATACTGATTATGGTCTGTGGATGTATACCAGACTCTAACACTAAGCCTGCCACTGACACCCAAATGACTCTAACGAAAATCTACCCACGATGGGAGAACGGCGTAAAGCACGGTGTGCCGATATTGCGAGTAGTTGATTGGCAGGCAGGGGTTGTTTGCTATCACTACGGCAACTCTATACACGGTGGTATGGGCTGTGTACCAATAGCAGATACTTTTGCGAGCTGGCGGCTCTCAGAGCAGCCTGACTAAGCCTCTTAAGACATAAAGTATATGAAAGTCGAAATCCTAGACGCAGAAAATAATGCGCTTGTCCCTCTCGCTGTTCCCGAGAGCATTGCTCCCTACGAACAGGAGGTTAGGGAGCTTTTGTGTTCCTGCTGGTCTCCACCAAGGATCTTCTCTTTCATGCGGGAAACCAAGAACGTCATCATACCTGTTGCTGACATCTATACGTACCTCGATAGCATTCCTGCGGATGACATTCTTGAAATGTCCATTCTGCAAGCAAAATATAACAATCTCTCTATCAAAGTTGATGCGCTAGGTGAAATGGAGCGCTTATTGCGGTTGTCTTCAGACCGCATGGGTGCGGTAATAAACATAGAGAAATCACGTCTCGAACGGATTCCATACTTGGATACAGCCATCGCCGCCTACTGGAAAATGCTCCGAGAGTTTGTCGCTATTCAGCAATCGATCGGTGCTCTGCCTATGAAAGGTGCTACCGCCCTACCACAAGGCGAAACGACTACATTAGCCAGTGGAGCCCCTGTGCCCACTCTCCGTGCCCTGATGTTTGAAATGACTGGTATCCAGATCACAGATAATAAACGGTAATTAAAATGATTTTACAGGACAATGTACAACTACTGATGCGCTGGCGGTTGGGATGAACAAGGCAGAGCGCTTTGGAGAGCGGTGTCGGGATGTAATGCGCGTCGTGTTCGCGCTAGGGATAGTAGCCCTCATAGTATTCATCATGGTTGGAACGCTGCAGGCGTTTGTACTGTCCTTGCGGTGGTGGCTGGGGGTATGACCATGCTGGACGACGCCTTAGTGACACAGCACACAGATAATAAACGGTAATATGGAACTAACTACAAATGACCTCATTCTTATACGAGAGGCCCTTCAGCGGAACTTTTCGCTAGAGGCTCTGGCCCAGAGCGGCCATCTTGATAGGCCACCTGCTCAAGAGCTGTGGATGCTGCTGGCTGAGATAGATCTTGAGTTTTTTGCCAGATTCTACCTACCCAACCACTTCGATTGCACACCTGCACCCTTGCACAAAGAGACCTATCGTACTATGCAGAGCGCAATGGCTGCCCCAGGCAAGGTCAATAACGCTCTAGTGTGGCCTCGTGGTTTCGGTAAAACGACTACAACCACGTTGGCCCTCCCCCTGTGGACCGTCTGCTTTAAAAAGCGCCGGTTCATTGTAATCATCTCAGACGCACATACCCAGGCCAAACAACAGCTTGCTACTATCAAAGATGAGATAGAGCACAACGACCGCATCAAGGAGGACTTCGGGGATCTCCAGGGTGCAAAGTGGCAAGAGGACGATATCACCACTGCCAACAGGGTGAAGCTAATCGCCTTGGGCGCAAGAATGAAGATACGAGGACGCAAGTTCCTGCAGTACCGCCCAGACCTGATTATTGTAGACGACTCGGAGAACCTAGAAGGGGTCCAGTCGGCAACTCGAAGAGAGGCCCACCGCAAATGGTTCTGGCGCTCTGTTATGAACGCCGGTTGGTCTGATACTAAGGTGTTCGTGGTAGGCAACTTCCTCCACTTTGATTGTCTGCTCAAAAATCTTGAAGCCAACCCTATGTTCCACTCCAGGCTATACCGTGCTGTGGTATCTTGGGCTGAGAATCAAGACTTGTGGGATCAATGGACCGAGTTAGTTACCAACATTGCCGACCCCGATAAGGAGAAGACAGCTCATGCCTTCTTTGTTCAGAACAAGGCCGATATGCTCAAGGGCGCGGAGTCCGCCTGGCCGGAGGCTTTTAGCTACTATGATTTGATGCTTACTAGAGTATCAGGCGGTTCTGCTACATTCGCTACAGAGTTACAGAATGAGCCTGTAGACCCAGAAAGTAGGCTTTTCAAGGAGTGGCAAACCTTCCGCATGGAACATAGACAGGAAACAGCAAGCATATGGTTGGTACCCACCGATGGTGCGCCTGCAGTCGAGCTTAGTACGTGTGCTATATTTGGCTTTACTGACCCCAGTATGGGATCTACCACTAGATCAGACTTTTCAGCAATCATTCTGGTTGCTAAAGCACCCACCCGGCAAATGTTTACCATCGTTGCAGATATCAAACGGCGCCCTCCGAATCAAATCATCAATGCGCAGAACAAACATGCCAAACAATATCCTATTGCTCGTTGGAGAATCGAAAAAAACGCTTTCCAGGCGTTGTTTGCAACGGAATCAGCACGCCGATCTATGGAAGAGGGCATTTATCTACCGGTAGAGCCATATAACCAGCTATCTAATAAGAAAATGCGCATTGATTCCCTACAGCCGGACCTTCTTAACGGCTATTTGTTAATCTTGGAAGATGGACAGACAGAGCTCAAGAAAGAGCTGACCGAGTGGCCGATGGGCGCATACGACGACGGACTGGATGCTCTAGAAGGTTGCCGAACCCTAGCTAAAGGCTGGGAGGCACAGATATCTACAGAGTTAATCCAAGCTCAGGCGCACGAATTTACGCCTAGTAGAGCCCCAAATGCTGGATTACTTGCGCCTAATGAGACGGATCCATATGCAAAATACGACGCTTTAGCAGAGAATAAGATTCATGCTATGCAGGTTGCTGCAGCAATAGCAGCCGGTGTAGATCCAGAAACAATTCCAGAGCCGAAAAAGATATTCGTTCCAGTTATGTTTGCCTAGAGGGGGGATCGTGATACCTATTGTTATTCCTACGTTCAATGGAGTACATCACATAAAACGATGTATTCCAGCCTTAGTCGAGCGTACTATGCGCCCGCACACCATCTACATAGCCGATGATTGCTCTCCGCAGACTGAGCTGCAGGACTATTTGGATGAACTTGTTGAGAAAGGGTTGGCCACTGTCTTCAAAATGCGCACAAGAAAAGGGTATGCTGAGATAAACAACTGGGCAGTAGCTCAGATACCGCCATCAGAGTACGTCTGTCTACTAAACTCAGATATTGAACCGCTACCAGGTTGGCTACAGGCTATGGCTGAAGAACTAGACAATGATCCTAACGTAGGTATTGTAGGAGCTCGCTTGCTCTATCCTGATACGAAGGAGCCTGGCATTCGCTTAACGGTACAGCACGCTGGGGTTGCGCGAACGGTAGACGGTATGCCCTATCACCCATTCCGAAACCAACCAGCCGATTCGGTTAATGCAGCTAAACGTAGAGAACTTAACGCTATCACCTTCGCTTGCGCGCTAATTCGGCGCTCCATATGGAATGACTTCGGAGGTCTCGACGAGGGCTACACAGGGGGCAACTTCGAGGACATCGACTTTTGTTGGCGGGTTAGAGAAGCTGGGTATAAAGTAATTTACCAGCCCAAAGCTACACTATATCACTATGAGCACGGATCGGGCGTTGAGTGGGTTGAGAAGTATTCCCTAAAAAACCGTGAGCGTCTGAGAAGTCAATTTGTAGGTTACAGCAGCGATGAGCATCTGTTCAATCTGTCTCCAACAATGTCCGATGGAACGCCTGTATCAGTACCTGCAATAGCTACGCACGAACCGGTAGAGATTATCCCCCCTGTGCAGGTTCCTGTGCAGTCCGCTGCATTGGAGCCTGTACGTGCAGTTAAGCCCAGTAACTTCTCTCTTTCAGTGGTTTTGCCTGTGTACAACAGGCGCGACAATCTATATCTTGCTCTGTGTGCTCTCGATCGGAATCTAGAACACTATCATGCACCAATTGAAGTAGTTGTAACGGACGATGGTTCAGTAGATAGCCCTCTTGGTGTGCTATTAGAGTTTCAAGACCGCTTTGCAATACAGTATCGTTGGCAACCTCATAAAGGTTATCGAGCATCGTTAGCATACAATCGAGGTTGTGCGATCGCTCGTGGAGATGCGTTCTTGCTCTTGGGGTCAGATATCCTATTAGAGCCTACGTCACTAGAGCACCTTAATAACTTGCGGCTGGCTAATCCGCAGGCTATAATTGCAGGACAGTATGATTGGATGCTCCCAATGCACATCCGGCCCTATGATATCTACACCAATTGGGACAAGATCGTAGAGGGCACGTTGCCCCCGGCTCAATTTGGGGGGCGTACCAAAGGGCTTATTGGGACCGACCCTAGAGTGCTAGATTCTCCAGAACTGTTTGAGGGTGCCCCACAAACGCAGTATGCTGCTGCACTTTTCGCTGATGTGTTGCTATTTCCAAGGAATATCTATACTGAATTAGGAGGCTTTGATGAAAATATGGTCACTCATGGAGGACAAGATTGTGAGTTAAGCATTCGAGCCCAACTTGCAGGATATCCTGTCATCTTCACCAGGTTGGTACATGGCTATCATGTGTATCATGATAGAAATCAGGTGGCCAATCGTCAGACGCTTGTAGAAAATGTCCATTATATCGCTGCAAAACACGATTTGGCGTCAGTTGGATTACAAATATGGGGCGAAGGCGATGATATCTATATCACCCCTAGTTTCAAAGGAGGCCCAAAGTCAGATGGTTAAACATATTAGTGTAGTTATGGCAGTTCACAACCGAATAGACCACGTCCAAGAATCGATCAAAGCATGGTCGCTACAAACTAGGAGAGACTTCACTCTAGTCGTTGCAGATGATGCTAGTACAGACCCAATTAGGGCACTATCTATTGCGAACAGTCGTGCCTTTCATGTAAGGCATGTGTTCACTGGAGGTATTCTCCCACTTGGGGTAGCAGCCACATTGAATATAGGTACTAAAGCAGTACCTGGAGCAACCACCCACATTTGGTACACAGATGGGGACATTCTATTCTCTCCCGACGCTATTGAGAACGCCTATAGGCACATCGCCAAGTATCGTAAGCGGGTATTAGCAGGCCGGTACGATTGGATACCAAAGTCAGGAGACCGCTCTAAAGCTAGGGCAGATCACCGACTAGGAGTACATGGAAAGAACTGGTTTGACTACAAACTCTTGCCGTCCTGTAGAGCTATTTTAGGTGCTAATGTGATTATTCCTCTACAGGCTTGGCATGACGTGGGCGGTTGGGATGAGCTCATTCCAGGGGCAAATGCTAACGATTGCGATTTTGGCTGGTGTCTAACGGATGCTGGGTATCACCTGCTAACATGTGACGACATTACAGGGTACCATCAATGGCACAAGAGAAATAAAGCATTTTTGGACAGCCACAAAAAATCGATGCCCTACATATTCCGAAAGCATGGAGCTCCAATACCAAAACAATATCGCCAGTATGATCATGCCTAGAGCAATGTACGACGGTGCTGAAATAGAGGTCACTGAGGCCAGGTTGTGGCCTATCGAGTGGATCAACTTCAGGTGCCATCCATGCACTGATTGGTCTGGCGTGAGAAAGTATCATAGTGGAGAATTAGAAGCGTCTCCTATCATCATCTGTAAGCATTGCCTGGTAGTGTTAGATGGTTGGCACCGTCTTGCCAACTGGTGGAGAGAAGGCAAGAGGCGAGTTTGGGTACAGTTTGCTGATTTTCATCTCGGAGGCGCGGCGGATGAGTGCCATATAAATAAGGTGAATTGGATGTCAACTCTTAGACCTTGGATCGATCTTGATTGTGTCTCGGGGGGCTACTTAGAGCAGGACTTTCGAGAGTTTTGCTTCGCTAAAGAATCAGCTACGCTTAAGGGTTTTGGGGACAATAAAATGCCCCTAATGCGCCAATGGGAGCATATCAGAGCCACAATCTTCTTGGGGGTTGTACAAAATCACAAGATATTAGATGTTGGTACCAGGGAAAGTATACTCCCTACCTATCTATCGAGTATGGGAGCTTCCGTTACTGCCATAGATATCAGTACAGTACAGATCAAGCCGGGACCAGGAATACACGTTCAAGCGGCGGATGCAACTAATCTTCCATTTGAAAACAACAGTTTTGACGACGTTATTTGCACGGCTTGCATTAAGCATATTCCAGAGGATGGCAAAGCTGTTTCAGAGATGCTAAGAGTGTTGAAACCTAATGGGTTATTGGCAATCACCTTTGATTTTGGTAAAGGGTATGAAGAGTATCCCGGTAAAACTACTGGACGACGTATTTATGATGAGAGCTCGGTTTATGCTCGTCTAGTTACCCCCTTTAGAGATATTGCCACTCTTTGTCAGCCAGCAGACTTTGCTAGAAATGATTGGAATGATTGGCCTATTAAGGCTCAAGCGCCCCCAGTATTCGCTAAGGGAGTGAACGTCCAAGTGGCGTCTGTACTTTTGAGAAAGAAGGACCAATGCGCATAGCTTTTGTATACAAGACAGGCCGACCTGCACACTTCTCAGGCAGATCTTACGATATGGGTGACGACGGGGGCTCCGAGGGTGCGATGGTGCAGTATGCTTTTGCTTTGGCAAAGTTAGGGCACAATGTACGTATCTATATCCCTGGGACTCATGCACATGAGCATAGGGGTGTGGAATGGCGAACTATCGAGGGTCCCGAACGATTCAACGAGGAATTTGACGTAGTTATTGCTTTGCGTTTTCCTAATGCTCTTAAGGGTATGGTCGCCCCTGTCAAAGCTATCTTTTGTTGCGACCCAGCCATCCCTAACTTACCTGCCTATGTCAGTGCAGGAGATGTCCAATTAGTTATTGTGATCAGTGAGCATCAGAAGGCACGTTTTCAACAGCAGCACCCTATAGATGAGAGTCTGTACTTGTTGAGCAATGCAGGTATTCATTATTTAGGCTACAGTAGGCGCAGTTTATCTAAAGTACGTGGTAGGTGTGTTTACTGTAGTGTGCCTGAGCGTGGTTTACGCTCTCTAGTTACAATTTGGCCCTTGATCCGTAAGAGAGTACCTTGGGCTACATTACACGTTACAGGCGGTATGGAGTTATGGGGGATACACCTTGGGGATCCCTTCTGGGTTGGGGCTACAGATGTTGGTATAACTGGAGTTGAAGGGATCACCTATTTGGGATATGTTCCCAGAAATCAGCTTATTGAAGAGCAGTTACAGAGCCAGGTGATGTTACTCCCAGGTAGTCCTGCATCTCCTGAGATGTGTTGTATGGCGGCTATGGAGTGTGCTGCAGCAAGAAACGCGCTAGTTGTTACTGATCTAAGCGCTTTGCCAGAGAGAGTAATTCAAGGGCGCACCGGTACTGTTGTCCCGCGTAAGGGAGAATGGCAACTAGCTTTTGCAAATGCAGCTAGTGATCTCCTGCTAAATCCTGAATTGTACAAAATACAATTGCAGGCACAAGCTGAAGAGCAAGTTCATGATTATACAGTATTAGCGCAGCAGTGGGTTACTAGATTTGGAGTGCTTCTTCATGCTAGACAATAAGATATTCCCTTTAGCAAAACTAGCATACCCTGAAAACATCGTTTGGGGGCATAATATCATCATAGATGACTTTGTGTTCATTGTTAGCAAGCGATGGACCCTCCTGGGCAATTATGTGCATATTGCGTCGTTTGCATCCATAACAGGTGGTGGAGAGTGCTCCATAGGCGACTATTCTACTCTGTCCAGTGGAGTACGCATTTTCACAGGGACAGAGGACATTTCAGGAGCAAGTTTGTTAGGCGCAGCTATTCCAGCTCCTTTTAGGGTAGCAATCCGCTCTCGGGTAGAGATTGGTCGGCACTGCATGGTTGGTGCTAACTCAGTCATTCTACCTGGCGTGTTTATACCTGATGGCGTCGTTGTAGGTGCTATGTCCCTAGTGTTACAAAACACTACTTTGCTGCCGTGGTCTATTTACGCTGGGAGTCCTGTTAGATATATAAGAGAACGTCCTAAAGAGCGTGTCTTAGAACTAGAGAAGCTGCTTGAACAAGAGATATACCGAAGGCGAATGCTAGAAACATCTATGCCCCCAACATTAGAGGCGGATACAGGATAAGACATGAAAAAACTAGCTATCTTTGGTGGCGAACCAGCGTTTGAAAAGCCCAAGCATGTGGGCCGCCCTAACATGGTACACCACGATATGCTATTAAGAGTTTTTAAGAGCGTGCTAGAGAGTCAGTGGCTTACCAACAATGGAGTGCAGGTACAGCAGTTCGAGGCTCAATTGTGTAATAAACTGTCGGTACCTTGGAGTGTGGCTGTAGCTAACGGTACCTTGGGTTTGATGATTGCTGCTAGAGCGTTAATGCCAAAGCTCGGCGAGGTGATCATGCCATCTTTCACTTTTATAGCTACTCCACACGCACTGGCCTGGCAAGGGTACACGCCAATCTTTGCGGACATTGACCCAAAAACACACGTGCTTGATCCCATCGATGTAGAGAAGAAAATTACCGATCGTACTGTCGGGATATTAGGAGTACATGTGTGGGGTACCCCCTGTGCCCCCAAGGAACTAACTGAGATCGCAGGGAGACACGGATTGCCTCTGTTCTTTGATGCTGCACATGCTTTTCTCTGTGGACCTAGCTGGGATAGAATAGGAAATTATGGAGCTTGTGAGGTCTTTTCATTCCATGCAACAAAGTTCTTCAACAGCATTGAGGGCGGTGCAATAACCACAAATAGTCCCAGTTTAACTCTGAAACTTAGAGAATTACGCAATTTCGGTTTCGCTGGCGATAAACCTGGGGATCATTCTGTATACGGACTAGGCATTAACGCTAAACTAAGCGAATTACACGCCGCTGTAGGCGTGATGAACCTTACTGGTGTGCCTACATTTATTGATCATAACTATGCTAACTTTACTATTTACTCTGAAGGACTTGACATATCTGGCATTAGGGTGTATCCTTTAGGAGGGAATAGCAATTATCAATATGTTGTCATAGAAGTATTGAAAGAGGGATTATCTGCTGATACGCTTGCAAAAGCGCTTTGGGCAGAGAACATTTTAGCCCGGCGGTACTTTTCACCTCCCTGTCACGAAGCAAGACCTTACAGCCAGCGACATTGGGAGCTCCCAAGGACAGAGGAGGTGGCTAGTAGAACTATTGTTCTGCCTACTGGAATGGCTATGAATCAAGCTGACGTTGCTAGGGTTTGTGAAGTGATTCGGCATTGTGTAAAATACTCGTTAGAAATCAGTAAAGGAGTCGCTGATAATGGCTAAGAAGAAAACAACGTATCCATCCTGTCCAGGAGGCAAGATCAGGAGTGGTGGCAAGGGTCAGGGACTAGGACGCGGTAAGGGCAACGGTCCTCGCGGTGTCCCCATTGGAAAGAAATAGGAGATAGTAATATGGAAAGCCACGTTGGATTTAGTGGGGCAATACGCACTAGAACTATTAGAGCTCCCAAAGCTGGGCTAGATTGGAAGATACGTAACCTGCCTAACTTGCTCAAAGGTTGGCGGGTACTGCTCTTTAGGGTATTGAATCTCTCAGGCTTTATTGGGCGACTATCCATTCAAGTACGAAAGGCTAATGGAGAGATTATCGATTTTGGACTAGTCAGCCTTCGAGTCGTTACTACAGCGTTTGTGGATCTTATGGTGGATCAGCTTATTGCTGAGTCATCTATCTGGGGCGATTTCAAGTATCACGATTCAGGGGTTGGTACTACACCGGCTGTTGTTGGAGACACGGACATTGAGACTACAGATGGCGAAGCTCGATCGGCTGGTACACAGGTAGAGAATGCACATAACATCTATGAAAGCGTAGGTACTATTGCTTACACTACTACAAAGGCAATTACTGAACACGGTCTGTTTAATGCGTCAACCGGTGTAACATTGCTAGATAGACATGTATTCAGTGCAATAAACGTGGAGAACGGTGATTCGATCGAGTACACCTATCGGCTTACTGTTACTGCTGGTGGTTAGTCGTCTATTGGGGTTTTATCTGCCCCGCCGATTTAGGCTTTGCATTTTAGCTTTAGCCTTCCGTTGCCAATCTGTCTTAGAGCTAATAGCTGGATCACTTTTGCGCTCTTGGAACCAAATAGCGAGTTCTGCTTGAGGCCGCTTGATAGTGAGATATTGTAGTAGCTGTACGAGTAAAGATAATGCAGCACCAGAGTTTATAAAGAGTAGGAAAGCTGGTTTATGTTTTGCATCATGAATAGGTTTCTCAATTACGTTACCTACACCAGTTTTAAGCAGTATCCAATCAAGGATCTCACGTTTGCAGTTAGCAAAAGACACTCTTAATGCGGCTTTACGTTCTCTCTTATAGAGCATAATAGAACCGTCACCGTCTAGGAAGCCTGCGATATATGAAGCTTCAGTAGGTAAAAGTAGCTTACACTGCTGGCTACGACGGAAGCGCCCTTTAAAAGCACAAGTACGAGAACAGCAAACTTGTTTGTTAGGTGCATAATATCTACTAGATCGTCCGGGTGGGCATACAAAAAACTCTTTCTTACAGACAGGACAAATTTTACTGACAGGGACAGTCTTTTTAGACATAAGTTCACCTTCCTTTTGTAACTAGAATACCATGAACGTAACCAATTGTCAAGGGCGGCTAATTTACATAGTATATAACTATTGGAGGCTGAGGTAGATGAGAATAGTAAAAGTTAAGATTCGGCGTGGTGGCGTGGGAGAGGATATGATGGTCTATCCCTCTCCTTACAATGCGCAGGAGGTAGATCGCTCAGGGCTAGGCCCCTGTGGGATCAACGGTACAGGGGCGTATTCTGGTGGCATTGGAATGGGTCAGGATCATGAATTTTGCTTGATCCTATTGGACGATGGGGTGGCCGATCGCTACCTTGCAAGCCCTGACATGGAAGAGGTTACTGCTGTTGAGGCGGACGCTCTTATGGAGCAATGGCGTATCGACAACGACGAATCTGAAGAGGTAGTGCTCGATCCAGCACGGCTTCAGGCTATTGTAGCCAAGCAAGGAGCGGGTATTGCTATATCACAGGAGGATAGGGATGCTCTAGATCCTGCTAGTCGCGTTAGAGGGATCAATAAGCGCCTGAAACCAATGGCTACCCTTGTAGCTAAGACAGGCAAGTCGCTTACCCCGAGACGCCGATAGCACTATGAGAGTGTGTATCTCTGTAGCGACTAAGGGGCATATGCACGCAGCTACCGTAGAGTGGTTGCTGCGTGCGTTTACTCAGCTTGCACCAGATGTTGAAGTCCAAATAGTAAGGACACCTAATCCGTTGCAACACGCTCGCTGTGAGCAGGTAAGGCGCTTTTTAGCTACAGACTGCTCACACATGTTTCTGTTGGATTCAGACTGTGTACCACAGGACCGAACTATTCAGAAGCTGTTGGTCCATAAGCAGCTAATTGTCTCTGCTCCACACCCCTCCATGAAGGGTAACGAAATAGGTCTGATGGTATTAGACCGCGATGGTAAGGGAGCTTATGTGCAACACCGCCCCTTAGTCGGACTCCAGGGGCCTAATGTTGTTGTGGGTTGTGCAGGCTTGTTGATTCATCGGACTGTATTTGACATTATTCATGATCCTTGGTTCCAGTGTGTGTACGACGAGCAGGGATTTATAGTCCGAACAGAGGACTTTGACTTTTGCGATCGAGCTCATGCGGCTGGGTTAGATGTCTGGGCAGACTGTAATTTGGTACAACAACACTGGATTGAGGTACCAATCTAATAATGGCCTACAATGTCATTAGTGTGGATTGGAATGAAAAACATTTTAAGCATTCTGGGTTCTCTGACACAATCAGTGAGAGCTATTCTTTCGAGCAAGATTCTACTGGAATTACATGGGATGGCACAAACGTTCTTAGTGCTGTTGTGTTTACTCGTTCACACTACAAACACAGTGGCTTTTCTGCAAGCATAACAGCCAGCTATTCCAGTCCGTCCACATGGCCAAGAGGCATAACCTGGGACGGAACGAACGTCATTAGTGCAGACAGCGATGTGGCCAAACATTACAAACACATAAGCTTTTCGGCGGTTTTGGATAGCAGCTATAGTAGCCCATCTACCTCACCAACAGGCATTACCTGGGATAATACTAACGTTATTAGTATCGATGGTGATGAAGCAAAACACTATAAGCATAATGGTTTTTCTACAAGTATAGCTGCTAGCTATAGTAGTCCATCTTCGGGGCCTAGAGGTATTTCCTGGGATGGGACAAATGTTCTTAGTACAGACAGTACCGCAGACCGTCATTACTTGCATTCTGGGTTCTCTGACACAATCAGCAATAGTTACCAGTCTCCACTGGCAGTCCCTCAAGGTATTACCTGGGACGGACGATACCAAGCTACAGAGTACGATGAGACAGTATTAGGAGCAATAACTCCTACAGGCTCTTTAATAAAAGAAGCGCAAAAAGCTGTTGTAGGAGCACTTACGCTCATTGGTCATCTAGCAAAAGCATCTTCTAAAAGTTATTTAGGGGAGCTCACTTTTGTAGGTACTTTATTCACTGCAACTACACAAGCACTTATTGGTACATTTGCTCCAACAGGTGCCCTATATTGCAAGGCAAAGAAAGCTCTATCCGGCACGGTAACTTTTATTGGCACGCTAGTTAAACCACCTACAGAACTTCTCGGTGGTGCCTCAACTTTTGTAGGTACCTTGCTGACCAAAGCCACTAGGAATGCAACAGGCGCGATAACTTTTATAGGCACACTGAGTGCGGCTTTAACCACTGGGGGAGAGTACATCTATTTGACGTTAGCCATACGTAAGGAGACGTTAACATTGAATTCACGTACTAGTGGGCTGACTTTGGCGGAAAGGTAGTAATTATGAGGTTACAGGTGGTCGAAATTGATATTCGACAAGGCCAAGATGAAGAGATTCCTTATGCGCTTACGACGACGCCATGGGGAGCTATACCCTCTAACGCCGAGGTCAAGGCTTATGACGTATCTGATTCTTATAAAGATGTAACCGCTGAGATACTAAGTGGTGCTACTACTATCAGCGGTGATGTAATCACTACACCTGTGGTAAAGTCGCTTACCGACGATCATACTTATCGAATTGAGATCAAGTTCACAACAGGGGGCAAGGTCTTAGAATGTTTCTTTTTAATAAAAGGTCGAAGGTAATTGGGAAGCTGCGCATTCATCGATACTCAAATAGGAGGACACCATGGCAGTCATACCGGAAAGAGAACCATCAGGTTTAGTACAGCTAATTGATAACAATGATAATGATGTGTTAGGAGAAGTTGTAGCAGTTCCTACTACGTATACAGTTCTATCTAGACTGAGAGCTATAGAGAATGCAATAGGAGGCTCTGGTACAGATGTTGCAGCTATCGCTGCTGTGCAGGGTACCGTTACAGATGCTGCTATTGTAACTGACGCTGATGGAACCATTAGTGGTAAACTACGCGGCTTGGTGACTCTATTTGCTGCTAGAATTGCTACCTTGGGCCAGAAGATCATGGCCGCATCTCAGCCTGTTGTTATTGCTAGTGATCAAGCGACGTTCCCTGTAACCACAGGTGGGTTAACTGATACCGAATTAAGAGTAGCGGCAGTGCCGGTATCTACAGACGCACCTGTTACACTGCTGTGTGGACAGAAAACGTGCGCGGCACTAGCTACGGCTGAGGCACTGGCAGCTAACACGCCGCTATTGGTGGGTGTGACAGTACAGGCGCTAGTGACCAATACTGGCACAGTAAATATTCGGGCAGCGTCAAGTTTGATGTGGAGGTAGGACACCCGGTCATTGTCGATGGCGAAGCCACCTATATACCGGTCGGGAGTGCTCACCGCACTGTCGAGATCGACGCGGCGGCAATGAGGGTTGTTGAGGCGATGGACAAAACGGACGGCCAGAAGCTACAGGAGGTTGCAGCGCTCATTCGGGAAGACGTGCTGACGTGGCGCGTGGTTGAGTCTGAAGATGCGTTCAACTGGTTTGGTACCGTGTGTCCAGAGTTGCCAACGAATGTGCCGCTAAGACTGTAAATCTTAGGAAAGTAATACATGCTTGACCAGAAACAACCTAGTTGGCTAAGAAAAGTATGGGCTAAAGTACGAAAAAAAGCCCGTCCAGAGACTCCTAAACCTAATGCTACGTCCACTGTAGGTGTTACTCAGGCTACAGTAGGCAAGCTCAAAGGTGTCTTCTTTGAGATAGATTCAAAGCGTATGGCCGTCTATTCTGACGCTTTGGAGATGGATGATACCGTAGATGAAGTTGCTTCGGCACTAGATATTCTGGCAGATAACTCTGTAAACTCAGAAGACGGCTCTAAGGGCGCTTTCACGATTGTATTTCAAGAGGGAAAGGAGCATAGTACAGTCGTAGAAGAGGTTATCAAACGCACTAGATGGAGAGAAAAAGCGTATGCAATAGCCAGGGACACGATACTGTATGGTGATACGTTTTTGCAGTACATTATCGATAAGAATCTACTGTTAGTTCGCTTAATGTACATGCCCCCTGTGTCGATGTTCCGAAATGAAAACGATGCTGGGCTATTGCTTGAGGGTACAAAGCCTGGAGAGGCCGCTTTTGAACAGTACCGCCCCGGCACCAATCAGAGAGTTGCCTGGTGGTACCCTTATCAGATAGAGCACATACGTTGGAACCGTTCTGGCTCTAGAGTGTATGGTCGCTCATTGCTCTCTACAGCACGTACAGCTTGGAAAAAGTGGCAGGCAATGGAAGAAGCTCTAGTCATCAACTGGCTGACTAGAGCCTTTGCTAGATTGCTCTTTATTTTAGATGTTACTGGTAAAACTCCGAAAGAGGCCGAAGCATATATCAATACCTTCGCTACATCTCTTACTACTAGAGCAATTGCCTCGGGAGTAAAAGGTAAGGACGAGCTCTCTGTTGTGAAGGACATTTACATTGGTCGGGCAATGCACGATATTGGCGGTCGGGCGTATCCAGGCCAGACAGATGTTAAGATACTTGATACGGCCAATTCAGGCTTTTTGAATCTCTCGCCAATTGAGTATTACCAGAACAAAGTAATGACATCTCTAAGAGTACCCAAAGCACACTTAGGTTTGGAACGTGACATCAATGCGAAGGCTACTCTGCAACAGCAGGACAGGCGCTTTTTGCGAATACTGCGAAGAATTCAGTCTATGCTGAGTGAGGCTATTGAGCACACTATCAAGCTCCAATTAGTTTTACTAGGGATAGATCCAAACAGCGTTGAGCTTATCATTATGTGGCCTACTCCCTCTTGGGCAGATGTGTTGGAAGGGAGTGCTGCAACTAAGAACTTTGCCGAAGCAGATGAAAAACTTCTGGCATTAGGTCTGGTAGACTCTGAATTTATTCAGACAAGACATTTAAGAATGTCCAAGATAGAGATAGACAGAATTGCGGCAGCTCCGAAACCAAAACCAACTGTTGAACCAGAAGGAGATGAATAATGCCATTCAAGAAGAATACAGTTCCTCGGAAGTTGGCCGGTAAAGGAATACCCCAAGAATTCCTAAATCAATTCATTGAAGTCTTCAATAGCGTTCTAAAGAAGACACAGGACGAAGGCGCCGCTTATAGACAAGCCCACGGAGTAATGGGCAAATCGTTGTACCAAGCAGGCTATCGCAAAGCAAAAGATGGCAAATGGAGTAAATCACATGAGGCTATGGCAGCTTTCCCCACATATGAGGCCAGAATAAGTAAGCCAGTAACATGGCTCGAAGAGCAATCCCTCGATAAGGCTCTTAGGGAAGGATTCAATTTTGAGGGAATAGCCCTGATTGACTTTGTTGTTAGCCAGTTAGGGACTGGCTATGAACGGTATTACGCTCCAGAATTCAATGAGCTTTGCATGGAGAACACCAACAAGTTCATGGAGCTTGGTCACACTGTAACGATGTACAATAAGCATGGTAGCGCTGGAGGGTCCATCTTCACCTCGGACACAAAGAATCCTATCGGAAAAATCAAAGGAGAATTATGGCGAGATGGCCCCGAGATCCGGTATCATGGGTATATTTCACCTACATCTGAAGGAAAAGATGTAATTACCCTGCTTTACGATGAAGTAATGGGGGAGTCCTCTGTACGTATGTCAGAGGTGCATAGTATTATGCACAGTCTTAGTTCTGAAGATGGTGGAGACGGAGAAGGAGAGGATTATGGTTACATAGAGGAGATGCAAACCGCTAAGATCCAAGGAATTGACATGTGCGATCAGGCGGGCATAACCGGAGCAGGTCTAGTTAAAGTGCTTGAATCAGCGATGGTGTTTCCAGTGTGGAAACCCACTGAAAAAGAGGAGGAGAAGGTCATGGAGATCAATTGGGAGGAACTAACTCTGGAGATGCTTATCGAAAAGCGGAAGGACTTGCTGGATGATCATGTTGCAACGGCTTTAGAGGTTGCGACCGGTCACAGTGAAACCCTTCAGGAATCTCTCGATACAGCAACGGCGGCTCTTGAGACAGTTACCACAGAGAGAGATACTTTGTTGGAGACCCAGGAGCCTACTGAGGACACTATTGCACAAGTAGCCGCACTGGAGCTGTCCTTGGCAATTGAACAGGCGGCACAGATTGGTGTTGGCCGCGAAATTGCTGCCGCTTTGAAGGAAAGTGTAACCTCGGTAGAGGAAATTCCTGCAACACTGAAGGCAGTACGAGAAGTAGCTCTAATGCGCGCTTTGTCTAGATCACCTGGTGTAGGCACTGCGAAAGGGATAGCCAAGTTTAAGGCTGACGGAGAAGAGGACGATAGCAATACTGACGAGAGCGAGGATCCGGTCACATTCACTGAGGGTCAAATCGCGCTCATGCGCTTGGCTGGGTAATCTATTTATACAGGTACATGAAGGAGGCTACAGTGAATAGAGGAAATGTTCCAGATATGTCGGTTGTGGATGTAGGTGCGTCTTATAAGGATTTCCTGGCTGGCCGTAGAGCCTATCTAGATGCCCTAGTGGGCAAATGGGAGTGGCTCTTGGGCACAGGAACTAAGAGAAATCCCATGGAGGCAATCCCGCAGAAGATGTGGGAGACCATGGCGATTCTGTTTGAGAACCAGAGTATAATTAGTGCTGGCAGCAACGTCATGGAGCAGACGATGACAACTGATGTCGCTCTGCCTGTGAAGTACGCTTTGCCGATTGTGCGCAAGGTGTTCCCGCAGTTGATCCTGGCAAAGATCGCCTCAATCCAGCCGATGCCTTTGTCATCTGGTGGCGTGATGCAAATCTTTTACATGGATTTCAAGCGCGAGGATGTTGATCCCGAGACCAGCACTACGGTGATGGACAGCGATTATGCGTTCAAGGGTGAGAACGAGGTACCTAACCGCATTAAGATGGAGATCACCAAAGAGACTGTTACTGCCACCAAGGATATCCTGAACGCTAGTTGGTCTACTGAGGTTCAAGAGGACGCTCGTGGGGCGCTGAATATCGACGTCGAATCCGAGTTGGTAAATCAGTGCGCCGAAGAGATCCTCAGAGAGCTTGAGTACCGTAGCCTTCGAGAGATTCTAAATGGTGCAGGAGCCGGTAACGTAGATTGGAGCTGGACTGTACCTACTGGACAATCTAACCGGGAGTGGTACGAGACGCTTCATCACGCGCTTATCGACGCCGAGAGCCTGATCTATACCCAGCGATATCGTAACTCGGACTGGGTTATTGGCGGGCGCACTGTCATCACCTATCTGATGAAGTCAGCAACTTGGAAACCCGCAGAACGAATGACACCGCCGGGGCCTCGTTCAATATCCGGAGTGGAATTTGTAGGTCGTGTGGAGGGCTTCTGGGACGTGTACATGACTCCATATATCCCAGCAACCAGAGGGATTATGGGGTGCTATCCCCGAAGCACTATCGATACTGGCTACGTTTTTGCACCATATATCCCGCTTTCGCCTATGCCGCTAGTCTATGCAGAGACCTTGGGACCTTCTGATGCAACTCTGCCGGGCGCGTATGTGAACGTTGATAAATGGACGCGAAACGTGCGAACTCGAAACGCCAAGAAAATGGTGGTCTCGGAACTGTACTCAACTATTACCGTCGCAGAGTAGTCGTATCGGGGGGACTTAGAGATGCGAGTACGTAACAGCACAGGGGTTACACAAGTAGCTCCTCATGGAAGTTGGCTTCTTCCGGGCGTTTGGTTGAAGGTCCCGGAAGAAGTCAGCTACCTAGACGCTATTTGGATGAACACACGACGAAAGGCCGATCTGGATGATCTTGAAGATTCTAAGGATCTGCTTTGGAAGACTCCTGAAGGAACTCATGTTTACTGGTTGAGCCCATTCAGTATGGGAGACGGTTACGCAACTGCTGCTGAGAACATGATACATGCACTAACGAGCGTGGGTTGTCAAATATCTGTGAATCAATGTTGGTTCATGTCCAAAGAGGGACTTTTGCCTGAGACTATAGCAATGCTGCGGAAGCCAGAACAGCGAGCACACAGAGTCGGCATTTGTATGGCAACTCCAGGAGAATTCAAGAAGCTACCTACTCCCTATAGAATAGGGTTGACCATGTACGAGTCAGACGACCCGCTAGTAAACTTACCTGAATGGAAGCATGACTGTGGAGAGGTTGATTTGCTAGTAGTTCCTTGTAGTTATTGTAAAGATGTATTTGAACAGTTTGTGACTGCTCCAGTAGTGGTGTCGCCGCTGTCAATCAATCCAATGTATCATACAGCAACGAAGAGAGAACCTAAAGACACGTTCACTTTTATCACTTTTGGAACATTATCAGGGCGAAAATCCCCTTTGGAAACTCTGGATGCCTTCAAAAAAGCGTTTCCACTGAAGCAATATCCTAATGTTAGATTTGAATTCAAGACCCGTTTGGGGTATTTCGGTTGGGGGGAAAACCAGCTTCCAGGCACAGGTAACGATCCAAGAGTCAGCATTATCAGCGCCGATTGGTTTCCTCAAAAGATGTTAGATTGGATGCACAACGCGGATGCTATGGTGTTTGCATCCAAAGGGGAGGGTTTTGGAATGCCCCCTCGGGAAGCTATAGCTACTGGGCTACCCACAATTCTATCAAACAATACCGGACTCATCCCGATGTGTGATCCACAGTACACCTTTCCAATTCAAACAGGTAAAACAGAGGACTCGCCACTAGGAGGGAACTGGTATCTCCCAGATTGGGATGAACTAATTGAAACGATGCGCTGGGTGTATAATCATAGAGAGGAAGCGTACCAGAAGGGGCAACGGGCTGCTCAATGGTTCGCAAGAGAACATGGCCCTGCTAGTGTAGGGAGAAAACTGCTTGACATAATAGAGGGTGTTAGCCCTGCAGACTCTAGCGTTCGGAACAGCCGCATACCTAACGCCCCTAATGAGACAGTTGCAGATCATACTGGTTTCTTTGATTGGTTTACAAAGCTAATACCCGCACCTGGGCCTGTTTGGGATATGGGTGTAGGAGAAGGAATTCTATACAAGGGTCTTATACAGCGGGGTTATGAGGTTGTAGGGATTGTTGCACCGGAAAACTTGGAGACTGCGCGTGAGAAACTTGCAGCCAGAGGTGTGAACGCTCCAAAGTTAATATCTTGCACCAAAGGTTTGTTAGACCCCCCTGTGCTCCATCGATCTGGCGTGACAATGCCTGCAGTCTGCGCCAGTATGGGGGTACTACAACAGTTAGGCAATAAAGAAATAGCTCTACAAATACGAAACCAGTTGGGTATAGTCCCTCAAGTGCTTTTTTCGGTACCATCAGTGTACTATCCTAAGTATTATGCTAAACGCGCAAGACTTCTAAGACATGGTAACTGGATGGACATTCTTTCTTCCGAGTCTTGTATTTTAGAGGAGTATGGGACTAATCGTAGTTTCCTGCATGGTAGAGTGTACAAAACGGTAGAGGCTAGGGGTTTGGTGCAACGTAAACGTGGACGTACCCTTCAAGGTGTTTGGCACAAAAAAAAGTAGGATAATTATGCTGCCAAGTAAACTCAGCTTACACGTTCTTACAAAGAATGAAGAAGGATTTATCTATGGATTACTATCAAGAGTAGCCCCCCATGTTCATGAGATTATCGTTACAGATACCGGGTCAGTAGATGGCACAGTAGAAGAAGCCTTGAATTTGGGTGCTCGTGTGTGTCATACTACAATGGAGCGAGGGTTCGGAGAAGCTAGAAATGTAGGATTAGCCTTTGTGACTACTCCATGGGTACTGCAGATTGATGCAGACGAGTTGCCTACGGTTAGGTTGCTTTCATGGATAGCATACTGGCAGCCACTCCAGGGCACAGGGGGCGTTTGGATTCGGAGACACAATCTCGTAGGGAAACAGCCAATCGGGAAAAATACCTACGAATGGCACCCAAGGATATTTCGTAGCGGTTACAGATTCGCTGGCGCGCTTCATGAACGGCCTATAGCGCCGTATGAAACATTTATTAGGGCACCAGATGATTGCTTATTGCTTCACTACAAAACCATTGTAAGACAAGAGCGACAGAACGCTTTCTATGCTACTTTTAACGCAGGGGGTACTAGGTGCTGATAACGGTAATCCGTACCGCTGTAACTACTGATCGCATCACAACTGAAACGATTGCTACCGAATGCCTGGATCGAATGATTGCAAATGCAGTTCGAGAGTATTCTAGGTATAATCCTGTAGTAGCATCTACTAAGATATCCACCATTGCAGATGAAGAGGAATATGATCTGTCAGCTCTCAACTGTCTGTGGGTGCTAGAGTGCGATTGGTGGGCCTCGGGACAGTTGTTCGCCGAAATGCGCGCTGGTGCCGAGCAAATGTACTTGCTGAATCGCACTTCCAGATATCACATGCCTTCGGATAGAGTTATTGACAACATCAATCAAAGTGCCCATATACGGGCTACGAAAGGGACTTGGGTACAGCGTAATAAAACGTTGATAATTTTCCCAACTCCCGCATCTGCTGGAGATGATGATCTAGAGATCGTCTACGCAGCGCTTCATGTTTTGAACACTGCTGAAGATGGGTATGATACTCTCCCTGATGAGGACCTTGATATCATTGCAGATCTGACGACAGCGGTATACTTGCAAGCCCGTATGAATGAGTCCGCTTTAGAGGCTGACTATGCTGAGGGGCTTCAAAAATTGACAGCTCATTTTATACCTGGTAATCTTTTGGCAACAACTCAACGCTTGCATCGAGGTGTTGAGGGCAAGTATGGCGGATCTGGGATAGCTATAGCGAGATGACACCTGTAAACCTGGTTGTTAGAAAGCGAAATACACTCAAGATCATCAATGATGATCCTTGGGACGTTGTAATATACCGGGAAGGACGCACGCCTGATGATGAAGAAGTCACTTTTAGTTTCGTTGGGCGTATTCAACCTGTAGGGGCTAGAGGAGCCCCCCGTGAGGAGACTCCATACGCAGCAGCATTACGTGGAGAGCACCCTGTAGGGTACTATGGTTGGGCGCTATTGGCTCCATACGATGCAACTCGTATGTTAACAAGAGATATAGTTGTAGCAACACAGCAAAGTTCGTCAATAAAAAGAACGTTCCGAGTGGCTTATGCTGGACAATATGCCTATAAGCATGAGGTGGTTTTAGATGAGCGTGAGTGAGCCTCAAATAGACAGTTTAGTTGTACCGAGTGCAGACAAGGTTGGGGTTTTCCGCTGCGGAATATGCTGGTCAATAACTACGACCGTGCAGGTGGCTGTAGCTGAGAGCTATGTGGTAGTACGAATGGTTTGCCCTATATGTGGCAATATGAGAGAGTGGCAAATCGCTCTTGAAGGAGCTGGGCGTGGTAGTATCAATTGATTCTGCCCAATTAGTTTGGGACTTTCTCAAAACAAACGCTTTGGCAACCGACTTGAGAGCTTTAGTCGTCTCAGGAGCGGATAATGTATTGGAAGCAGGCGATGTTACTGAAAGTGTTTTGGCGGGGGCTGTAAGTACAAGGAGGGATGCAGAAGAGACCGACAAGGTACTGACAATCTCAGTGCAAGATGCTGGGGAACGTCCTGCTCCCCACATTGCACAACACTTTTTCCAGTTTGTTTCAATAAGGGTGTACGACAGAGCCAGAGGATACCGTAATCTTAGAACAGCTCGCATGGAGATCATGAGTATACTGAGCCCAGCAGTGTTTATGCAGAATTTGGCAGCCGGGCAAGGTCAGGGTATCCTTTCTCTGTCTTACAACGATCGCACAGGCTATCGTTATGATATGGCTTTTGCGGTCGGATATGAGGTGATCAGTTACGCGTTCAGGGTAGTAAAACAAGGAGGCTAGGAAATGGCTCAGAATGAAATCTCTACGGGAATAGGTCTTAGGATGGTGCGAGTCGCATTGCGCGACACAGATGGGACTATCCAAATAGCAGGTAGCCCGGCGGCAGGAGTGGCATACGATGGTGTACAGATCAGTGGTGCTTTGGCACTTACACTAGCTGTTCCAGAGCCCCAGCGTGTGACGGCGCGAGGGGACGACCAGCCGTACCATACGTTCCAGCTACCGCCTACTGAGAACCCATCTGCAGAGCTCAGAGTGACCAAGACAAACTTGGCTGCCATTGCACTGATCACTGACACTGAGTCGTTTGGATCTGCAAAGGCTAGACGGGTTGGTCTGGCAACTGACAAGCAGGGGAGTGAGGAAACCCTATGCTTGTGGGGTTGCAGAGAAGCTATTGATAGTGAGGAAGGAAGTGATACCTTCGGCCAGAAGTGCTGGCAAACCTACATGTTACTCTCGTGTGAGGCTGCAGTAAGACCGGCTACGATGGAAGATGCAGCCGTAGGTGAGTTCTCGTATAGTATCATCACCAGCCCAGTGACTCTTGATGAGTTTGGCACGTCCTTCTCGACAGCGACACACGGCTTTACTAAGGCCCCTGTGCTGATGATTGTGACGAGATACAAGTTCTGGTTGGATGCCTTTGAAGGTGATGGTATCGAAGACGAATTTACACTCACCCAAGGTGCCCACTTGCAGACTCTCAGTTTCATCCAAGTATACATTGATGGGGTTGTAGCAGCCTATACAGAGACCGACGGAGTGGTAACAATCTCCGCAGGCGCTCCTGATGACGGTGCTAAGATCATCATCGAGTATGACTACAAGGACTAGACAAAGTTTCGACGTTAGATAAGAGGGGGACCTATGACTCAAAAAGTGCTGACCTACAAAGACGAGAACTACAATGTAGATATCACGGTAAGACAGGCTACAGTAGCAGATGGAATCCATAGATCTGTTCTAGTAGCGCAGATGTATACTCTACCCGCTGTAACTGATACAAAGCTGGCTTCTGAATCCAGGATAACACGACTTCTGTTGTTGCATACTTATCCTGCCTGTTTGTCTGTTTCTACATTTAAGCACAGGAAAAGTGTAAAGAAGCTCGAAGAAGACATGTCTACAGACGCCTTTCTAGTACTTCCCGATGTGATGGTGTTTCAATGGGAGCAAATTGTCTTTGAGTTGAACCCTCATTGGGACATCCAACGAGCGGCTAAAGAATCCGTCGAGGAGACGAAGGGGGAAGCGCTAGAGCCAAACGACGAGAAGAACTAGACCAGAAGTTGCTCGTTTGGCTCACAGAGAGAAAGAGACCGTCTGGAGAGGATCCGCCTGAATGGGATCTCCATAGCCCTATAGAATCTTGGCGTATTTGGAATCTGCTCGAAGCTATGGATTGGAAATTCTTACCTTTCCATGGAGGGCTGCTAGAGCAACCAGAGTGGCTTTTGGAGGACTTGGCTACTATTGCCTGGCGGAGAAGGCGCATAGAAGACATGATGAAAGGGGCTCCTGCAGGAGTTCAGTCCAGAGGAGGCTAAAGCACAATGCTGTTTGCAATTGGCTGGAAACCCAGCGCTTCTTCCAAAGGCGCTTTTAGTCGTACATTAGCAAAACCAGGAAGAGCAGTTAGTGCTTTTGTCAAAATAGCTCCAGAGATAGCCCACCGTAATTATGTAGAGTACATAGAAAGTATGTTTGCAGAAGAGGGAGTCCCACCGTGGCTCTCTCTTGCTGTTCCAACGATTATTCAACGATTGTACTTAGGTTTTCCGCCAGAACACCCTATTCTGTATCGAACAGGCTCTTTTAAGGAGTCTTTTCTGGGTGGCGGTGTTGTAGAGCAAATCCCTCTAGGGGCGAATAGCTTTACACTACGTTTCGGGACCTCTGATCCTAGATTTATTTGGCACCAAGAAGGAACACGGTTTATGCCTGCTCGACCTATTGCCCCTGTGGGTCCGCGCTATAGAGAAGCGCTTGCTGAGGCTATAGAAGGGGATCTAGTTTTCCAATTAGCTGAACTTGTTAGGGGTGGTTAATGGCTGATTACACAACCAGATATCTCTTTGAGATAGATTTAATTGAGAGCAATATAGATAGCAAGGCTAAAGCCATTGCTAAAACCCTAGAACAAACTCTGGAAAAGGCCAACGCAACGAACAAGGTACTCGCAGAAACAGAGCGAGACCTTGGGGCTGCTTTTGATATAACCAACAAGTCCATCACCTCTCAGACTCGACGGTTCGGTAATTACAGAAAACGAGTAGATGAGGTAAGAGGTAGCGTCGCCACTTTGGGCACCACTACTATGAATCTTTACTCTGTTATAACTGGGGCTGGAGCGGCTGTCTTCGACCCGCTAACTAACAGTGCTAGAAAGGCTTCAAATGAGATAGTTGGTCAGTCTATCATACCAGATATGGAAGCAAAGATAAGAGCAATATACCAGCGTATCTCAGCTCAGGGAAGTGTTGTTTTCGATTCTGCGGTGGAAGATGCTAAAAAGCTGCAACAGATTATTGTAAATCTTGGTAAAACTGGTATCCCTGCAGTTTCTGGTATGTCCCTATTAGGTGGTACTGCCGGGTCTACTAATGTTGATTTCTGGACTGGTATATCCAAAGTCGCCCGGACTATGCAGACTACCCAACCTGTAGTAGAGAGTTGGTTCGACGCATTTAATGAAGGATTGAACCAAGCATCTCTACAATGGTTTGGTTTACGCAGGTTGGGCTACGGACTTGAATCTGTAGGTCGATCTATGACTAGGACAGGTAAAGAAATTGTCCAGTTTATGACTTCCGCTGCGGAAGCTTACCTAGATTTCAATGAGGCAGCTACCCGCGCAGCTATGGCTATGGAAATGCAAGCTGAGATGCAGGATGTTTTAGAAGAGAAGATTCTGGATAGTTCTAGAGCATTGGGATTGTACACTCCTTCAGAACTTGCTGAAGGTTTGAGATTATGGGCTGCTGGTACAGGAGTGGTGATCCAAACTGAGGAAGACCTTAACGAAATTCTAGCACAAACCATTGATCTGCAGAAACTTGCTTCGATGAACATGGTACAGTTAGGCTCAGTAACGGAGATCGCCGGTGGCATTATGCAAGGTTTTGGGATGGACCTCGATGATGTTGCGCACATTGCTGAGGTACTTAACTTTGTATCTGCTAAGAGCTTTGCCAACGTTACAGACATCGGTGATGCTGCTGCGTATGCAGGACCAATGGCTGCAGCGCTTGGAGTAACCTTTGAAGAGCTAACTGCTACGGTTGGTATCTTAGCAAATGCAAATCTAAAGGGTACCCGTGTAGGACGTGCATTGAACCAGATGTTTATTCATCTATTAAAGCCAACAAAGGCCCACAACGATGCTATGAATGAGGCTCTTGGATTAAGTGAGGAACTAGGCGAGTCTTGGAAAGATATTGCCTTTCCTGAAGACGAAGCTATAACTCTGGCCAGATATATTGAGTTTCTAGTAGCTGTTACTGAAGATTGGACTGCTGCACAGCGCAATGCTCTAATAGCTACTATAGCAAGAGCTAGTGAAGTGCCTATCCTTATTACTCTTATGGAGGAAATGCGTAAAAGCCAGAAGGAAGGGATCAACATTATTGAAGAAGAGACCGCTGCATTGCAAGGAGCACATAGTCTTTGGGATCAAATGTGGACGCGCTGGGAAGGTGAGGACTCTTCGCGTGCAAAACGAATGCGCGCCCGCTGGGATGCAGCCCTCATGGATATGGGGCAGAATTTTGTAACAGCAGGATTACCTGCTATGGAGACGCTTTCTAGCGTCATGCAGCAACTTGCTGATTTAATAGATAAATATCCTATGCTAGTTACAGGAGCCATGCTTACTGCAGGTAGTGGTCTAGTGTTGGGCGGTATTGCTATTGCAATGGGTCAGTTGGCTCAAGCAGTAGCCAGTTACTTTATTATAATGCAGAGTATAACTGCGGCTCAGGTAGCATCAGCAGCAGCAACAACTGCAGTTGCAGGAGGCACTGGTGTTGCAGTAGGCACTGCAGGCGCAGTAGGAGCGGCCTCCTTTGCTGCTTGGGGTGCTGTAGCTGCTGGGTTGATTCCAATAGCCGTTGGTGTTATCGCAGCTACAACACGTCAAAAAAGTATTAGGGAACAGTTAGAAAAAGAATCTCAAGTTACTCAACAAATGTTTGATGACTTATTCCGTAAGCAACGCGCTGGAGCCCCCTATGGAGATTGGGTGGCTCGTACTGAAGAAGGTGAGAAGTTAATTCAGGATATACTGGGCGAGAATAAGACTTGGATTTCTCAGGGTGCAGAACTAGCAAAAATACACAGTGCTATTCGAGATAGCGTCCAAGAAACAGCAGATGCCTTTGCCGAACGGCGGATGGGTGGCGAAGAAGAAGGCTGGATGCGAGGATGGAAGGATATAGAGAAGGCCCAAAAGGATGCTCAAGAAGGTATGTTCCCCCCAGGTATGGGTGTATCACCAGATGCAGCAGCACAAAAAGAGCTCAACGATAAACTTGTTGATCTTCAAGAAAAATATGAAAATGACATTCTCCAACTGCATATAAGAAACGAAGAGAAGATTGCTGCTGCACAAACCTCTTGGGCTGAATGGCAAGAAGATGCTACAGAGTCTCATCTGCAGCGCAAGACTGATTTAGAGGAAAAATACGCAGCTAGTCGAGAAAAACGATTAGCAGACTATACTCTTAGCAGACAAAAAGCGGAAGAGGACTATGCTTTTAAGGAGGTTCGTGCCCTTGAAGATTACCGTCTAAAAATCGCAGATGCAGAGGTAGCGCACCTCAAGGAACTAGAGGATACCGCTGCAGAACATAACGCTAGATTGATAGAGTTAGGCGAAGATGCGCGTAACGCTGACATTCAAGCTATTGAGGAATATCAGCAACAGCAGCAACAGATAACTGAGGATCACCAACAAAACTTGGTCCAGTTAGAGGAAGAGTACCAGACAGCAATTCGTGAAGCTGCTGAGGAACATGCAGAACGCCTTGCAGATATAGAGAAACAGTACCAAGAGGATGCCTTAGACGATGCAGAACAACATGCCGAACGTCTTGCTGATCTAGAGACCAGTTATCACGAGGAAGTAGAAGATGCAGCGGAACGTCATGCAGAACGCCTTGCAGATATTGCCAAAGATCTTCAAGAGACTCTAGCAGATGATGCGGCGCGACATGCAGAGCGTTTGGCAGATCTTGAGACTAGCTATTATGAGGCTGTAGAGGAAGCTGCTGAGAATCATGCCGAGAGATTAGCAGACATATTAAAGGACTATAACGAAGACATTATTGATGATGCTGAGGATCATGCAAAGCGCCTTGAAGACCTGGATAAAGATTACCAAGATGCTATAGAGGACGATGCAGAACGACACGCAAAAAAGATTTCAGACTTGGCAGAAAAAGCTCAGAAAGCAGATGAACGCGCTGCCGAAGATCACTTGCTCCGTATGGAGCGAATGGAACAGGACCACCGAGACCGCTTAAACGATCTCATCCGTACTAGGGATGCACGAGGTCTTTTGAAAGAGCTACGAGACTTTGCGCGTAATCGAGATGAAGCAAACGAAGATTATGAAATAGGCAAAGATAGACGCAAAAAGGATTATGAAGACCGCGCAAGAGAAGAAGAAGAGAATTTTGCTGATGCTAAAAGACGACGCCAGGAAGATTACGAGGATCGTGTCAATGAGGAAAAAGAGCGCTATGCAGACCAAAAGAAGCAGCGACGCGAGGACTACGAAGAGCAAGTAAAAGAAGAAAAAGAGCGTGCTGAAAAAGCAGCCCGTAAGCGACAAGAAGATTATGAAGAGAGCATACAAAAAGAGAATGAGCGTGCAGAAAAAGAGAGACAGCAACGACAAGACGAGTATGAGAAACGTAGAACTGAATTAGAAGAACAAGCGGCAGAGGAAAAATTACGCCGTCAGGAAGAGTATGAAGAGCAGGTTGCCGAAGAGAAAGAACGTGCCGAAGAGCGTAAAGCCGATCGTAAAGCAGAATATGACGAGCGTGTTGCTGAGGAACGAGCACGCTATGCAGAACAAGTAGCTGAAGAGACCACTAGATATGCTGATCAGAAGGCAAAACGGCAAGCCGAGTACGAACTGCGGCGGCAAGAGCTTGCTGAGAACTTTGCTCGTGAAGGTGTCTTGCGTCGTGAAGCATACGAGCAACAAGTAGTAGAAGAGAGAGAGCGATTTGCAGAACAGAGAGTTCAGCAGCAGCAACACTTTGAGGAAAGTCAACGCCAGGAGGCCGAAAGCTATGCCAGATCCGCAGAGAGACGCGCTGAAGATTATGAGCGCGCAAAGCAACAGGCTGCCGAAGCGTTTTCTCGCCAGGAAGAGACCGCAGCGCTACAGTTTGAAGCGGCAATGGAAGCTGAAGATGAGAGGAACAAACAGGCGCACGAAAAGAGAAAGGCACAGTACGAAAAACAACTAGCCCAACTAGCCGCAGAACTAGAGGAAGAAGAGCAGCTAGTACGGGATGCTCACCTAGCAGCGCTACGCAAACTGGCTGGATATTGGGATGAACTAGAGGGTTCCTATCAGGATCATTATGATAGGCTATTACGTGATGTTGAGATATTTTTAGATGATTACCAATACATTTGGGATCAACTACAGGACCTAGCTGATTCTATACCTGAACTACCTGATAGCCCTAGATTAGGTGGAGACGAACCTGGGTATACTCGTCCTTGGGGGCGACAGACAGGAGGCTATGCAGTCTTTGGAAAATACTGGCTAGGCGAGGCTGGCAAGGAGTATGTTCTCAATTCAGATACTGTTCGTGCATTAGAAGGCCGTTTTGGTCCTTTGAATCAGCAGCTATTCAAAACGGTTGCAGATCGGCAATTTGACACAGATATAGAGGCTAGGGATAGATGGGCCAGAAAAGATTACGATAACAGATTCCATCCTGTAGAGCCTCCAGATATCAGATACGATGTACGCATAGGAGAACCATATAACAGATTCCATCCTGTAGAGCCTCCAGATATCAGATACGATGTACGCATAGGAGAACCATATAACAGATTCCATCCTGTAGAGCCTCCAGGAGGAATTACACCTATAGGACGCATAGGAGAACCATATAACAGATTCCACCCTGTAGAGCCTCCATACGGTGGAAAGTTTGGTAGCACATCTAATACAGTGACCACTCAGATTACACAGCAAAATACGTGGAACCTGCCTACAGGCACCTCTAAGGAAACACTAGAACAAGTTAGAGAGATTGCCTATGAAGCCTCTTACGAGGCCATCGCAGATGCTTCCAAACGTGCGTTAGAAACACTAAAGAGGTAGGCACATGGCAACTTACGAGTATAAAATAGATACCTCATCAACAGATATGGACAACATAGAAGATATTATTGATACGCCACCAACCGGCACAACGTTCGTGTACACTCCCGTCGTCCACACAGGAGGTACAGGAATTGCTGTAGGCGATGGGTACCCCCTGTGCCAGTGGGTTTTCGATTTTCTATCCTGGAATGACTGGGTTACTATGTTAGCCTTCCTTGGCTCAGACGCCTCTATCAGCCTCTACATAAACACACGAAGACCAGATAACACCTATGCCACCTACTCTGCCGTTATGCACCGGCCTATAATACCAGACGAGGCCACGCCTACAATGGGTGGCTGGACCAATATCACCTTTAGATTCACTCACCTGGAGGCTGTATAAATGAAGGAGCTATTGCAATGGAAAGCCTCCTGGCGTATTGAGCGTTACATCACAGGGGCTACTGAGCCCTACAATGTGACTGAATTCAAGCATAACTGTGGATTGCACGCGGGTATCAATCTACTGTTCGACTTGATGACTGGCGCAAATGCTAACCATTTCGATAACTCCAATGCAGAGATTGGCGTAGGTGATGATGACACCGCTGCTGCAGGCGCTCAACTGGGTTTGCAGGCTGCCGTGAACACCAAGTATAACGGAATGGAGGCAGGATACCCTGTTTCTGGAGCTTTACAGAGAGTAGACTTTAGAAGCTCCTTCGCAGACGGTGAGGCTGAATACTATTGGAACGAGTTCTGTGTACGCAACAGAACAGGAGGAACGAATCTTAACCGAAAGGTGTCTGATCAAGGTGAAAAACGTGCCGGTCAAACCTGGCTAATACGTTTGCGGATTGAACTGGCATAATAATGGCAAACGTTATTAGTGCGGACGCACAAGCCGATAAGCACTATCTACACGTAGGCTTTTCTGCCTCAATTAGCGAAAGCTATTCAAGCCCATTCAATAACCCAATGGGGATCACTTGGGATGGCACAAACGTTATTAGTGCAGACAGGAATTATGATAAGCACTATCTACACGTGGGCTTTTCTGCCTCAATTAGCAATTGTTATTCAAGCCCCTGGTATGGTCCTAGAGGCATCACTTGGGATGATGAGAACGTTATTAGTGCAGATAACGTTACAGTTCAGAGCCACTATCTACACGCGGGCTTTTCCGCCTCAATTAGCAATAGCTATGCTAGTCCAGATCCTTTTGGCATCACTTGGGATGGCACAAACGTTATTAGTGTATACAATGCTCCTGGCCCGAAGCACTATCTACACGTAGGCTTTTCTGCCTCAATTAGCAATTATTATTCAAGCCCAAGTACCGACCCAACTGGAATCACTTGGGATGGCACAAACGTTATTAGTGCGGACGCGCTTGTCAATAAACACTATCTACACGTAGGCTTTTCTGCCTCAATTAGCAATTGTTATTCAAGCCCAAGTACCTTTCCAACTGGAATCACTTGGGATGGGCGATATTTTTACACTAACATATGGCACATGCTCAGTGCAGATTCTCTAGCAGCCAGGCATTATTTACACTTGGAATCGTCTAGCGTTATTATAACTAGTTATGCTTCACCAGGCCCTAGCCCGCAAGGCATTGCTTGGACACTTAAAAACAACGCCATTAGTGCAGATAATGCCGAAATGAGGCATTATCAACACAGTGGATTTTCAGCAGCAATTACAGATAGCTATTGGAGCCCAAGTACAGACCCACAAGGAATAACAACGGATGTCGGAGCAAACGTACTAAGCGCAGATAACAATGCAAATAGACATTACAAACATGTACAGTTTTCTAGCTCTATTTCAGACAGCTATAGCAGTCCTTTTACGCAACCAACAGGTATTTCTTGGGACGGAGCCAATGTAATTAGTGCAGATGCTTCCTCCCAGAAACATTATTTGCATGTCGGATTCTCTAACACGGTTAGCAATTGTTATTCTAGTCCAGACAGTGAGCCCACCGGCATCACTTGGGACGGAACAAACGTAATCAGTGCTGACCTATTTGCCGCCAAACATTACATTCACACTGGATTCTCAGGCATCATTTCAGACAGTTTTGACAGCCCAGGACTTAGCCCCACCGGAGTCGGTTTCGGGTTTCCTGCTAAGAAATTCACAAAAGAACTTGCTGGGGAGCTCACATTCTCTGGTACTCTCACACCAGCAAAGACGCCTTATTTCAAAACCTTAGAGGGTTCTTTAACCTTTGATGGCCTTCAGGGTAATACGCGTCCATGGAATATATACAAACCTTTTCCTCCAGACGATCCAGAATTTGACCCTGAAGATCCTGACAAACCACAAGAACCTGGCGGCACTATCTGGCATAAGGTCTATACAGGCGTTATTACCTTTCTAAATCTCTTTGGTCATACTGACGCCTTTATTCCTCCAGCCCCACCAGGTGGAACAGAGTTCAAGAAAGAGCTTGAGGGAGCACTTTGGAGCGGAGGCGATGGAGATAGTGTCAGTGACATTGGTACCAGGCGAGATGATGATCCGCCTGATCCCCCACACCCACCTGAGACAGGTATTACGTTCCATAGATCACGTACAGGTAGAGTCACTTTCTCGGGAGAGTTAGAAGCAGAGCAGACTTGGCCTGGTGGATTAATCGATAAAGGTACCCTAGAAGATAGTTTGACCTTGATTGACACAGTTACTTCTGGTGGTCCTTCAGGCAGGCTATCAACGTCACGTAACCATCCGCACAGGGGGAAATACTACCTCGCTGTGCATAAACCAGAGAAGATATTCTGTGGCGAAGTAGACAGCGTTACGCCAGGTGTGGGTGGCACCGAAGTAACTTATATCAACTCAGTAGGAGAACGACTCATTTGTGTACACGGAATGACTGTAAAAGTCTACACTAGCGCAGGAGTGTACAAAGGCAAAGTGCGTCTTCGCTACGAGTTAGGTGCTGCTACTCTCCACGTGGCAGAGCAAGATGACCTTGATTGGGCTATTGGAGACCTCTTTGAGATATATGACGTTATCGAGTTGTGGGCAAGATTCCCAAGGGTGATTATAGATCCTGGAGATCCCACAAAGCTGATTTGGTATCGTGATTGGAACATCACACCAGCGGATGTAGACTTTCCAATGCAAGCGGCACATACTATGTGTGTACCAATCATAGGCCCTCCCACATGCGCCTTTTTGGAGGATGGATCAGCGTCCATATACTTTACAGCAAAGGACAGTTACAACGTCAACCCGCTCACTCCGCCAGCGTGGTGGTCTTGGAAGTTTTACGACGCTGAAGGAGTTCCATCTTCCAATTTAGAGACCCCCGGTGATATTACCTGGGCAACAGCGGGTGTATTTCGTGTAGAGTGTCAAGTAGAAACAGGTGTTCCTACTTGGAGAGGGCATCCCGCTTTCCGATACGTACACATTTTTGAGCGCACAGGTGAGAATGCCCCCTATACAAACTTCAATGTCTTGAATCTAAGTGGAAGCGTATCCGAGGGCGGCTGGAACGCGGAATTTGAGGTCTACACCGATGTAGATATTGCTGACTTCCCTGAAGGTGCCCAGGTTATTCTATTTGCCGAAGAGGAGTTAGGCGGGTATGATTTTGGTTCTGAGGAACCCCCAGAATATCGTTCCGAAGTCAAGTATGTAGGGTACATCATTGGTGGTAGTGTGACCAAAGATCCAGAAACTAGAGTTACACGATTCCGAACATCTGGTGTCCAGACACTCATGAAAAACAGGGACAACTTTAGCCTGGCACTAGATTATGTGGCTGAAACCACAGCAGACGATTGGACCAAGCAGGATGTACTCACTCCTAACTATGCCTTCGTGAACCTGCTACTTTGGAACAGTACCCTAATGCGCCTTACCGATGTCTTTCTGCCAGCTTATTACTATGAGCTATGGCAAAGTATTTCCCACAAGGCATCCGACTACTTGGTGAAATATCAGGATTTTGGTCGTGGGGCACTATGGAGACAAATGGACAGTTTGGCTAAAGATGTTTTTGCTCGTATCATCGTGGATAGGTTTGGGAGAGTATCTATATGTAACGATCCTCAGCACACCATTGAAGCCGATTTGTGGGCTGATCTCCCTGTGCCGTACACTTTCGGTACTCTGGACTGGGAAACCCCCCTCACAATTGAGTTCGTAGATGAACCCGTTACTAGTGTAATTTGTGTCGAGGGAATTGCATTTGATGGGGCTACAGCAACCGCAGTTATTGGCTATCATCCAGGAGAGCTTCCTACCTATCGAGGGCGCATTCAAACAAGAAGCGGGTGCGTACTGTCTAGTCAAAACGAGGCAGAGTTCTTAGCTCAGGGGCTATTCTCAATACAGAACAACACCTACCCGAGAGTCGTAATAAAATGCTTGGGGAACTATAGTTTCGTAGATCTCGCGGATCTTGGCGGGATCCAAATTAGTTTAGCTGCTGCAGATACCAGGTACGGACTTGCTTGGGACAACAAGCGTTTCTTTGTGGAAGCTGTAGCTAACGCGATCGATTTCCAAACTGGCCTATTGACTACAGAATTACAGTTGGTAGCCTTTGCCTATCTACGACGCCCAGGCATAGGGGCATAACATGTCTACACTTGCAACACTAAAAGCACGAGCGGTACGCAGTCTGGCTGCCTTGTTTGATGATGTAGAGCCTGCCCACCGCTTTGTGCCAGGTACCCTAGGAGATGCGGTAGGTATAGTAGATGTACCAGGAAGAACTGGTTATGTCTACGTTCGGCTGCTTGGAGACTCTGCTAGGACCGTGCGAGCACGTAACATGGGTATCCCTGCTACAGCAGATGCTAGTGTCTGGGTAGAATTGATGGGCAATCCTGGTGATCGAGTAACCTATCGTATCCCTACAATTGAAAATGTAGATAGGGTCTACTCTGGCAGTATCATATTGGGCGAAGGACTAACAGTCAATAATGATAGTGGGTCCAGTACAGATAGCGACCTTACAGTAAAGACAGACACATTAATTGCTATTTTCGTAGACGCCTCTGCTGAAACTCTAGAAATTGGTGTGCCCACAACGCTGCTAAATGGCCTAAAAATAGACACTTCGCTTGAAACAAGTGGTGGTAGAGTAGTAAACACAACTAGAGTAACCACAACCTACACTGCCCTAGTTACAGACGATACTATTTATTGTGATACTGATGGTGGTGCTTGGACTCTAACCTTGCCAGTAGGGGTTGATGGACAAAGGTTTTTCATCACCAATTGTGGCACTTCTGGCAATGATTTAACCATAGACGGAAATGGTGCAGAAACGATAAATGGAGAGCTAACCCAGTTGTTAAGTGATGAAGACTCCGTTATAATTATATGGGAAACCACAGAAAATTGGAGAGTGTTCTAAAATGGCATTTATAAGCCATCTACCAGAAATAGGCGCAGGGATTATCGGTAGAGCAGTTACTGAGACTCTTTATGTTTCACCAAATGGGGCAGGAACTAACGGAAAGACATGGGGTGGGGCTTTTACCACTATTCAAGCAGCATTAGCGGCAGCCTCAACTGATGGTGGTGACTGTACCCTAATAATGATTTCTCCTCATACAAGCAACTACGACATATACACCACAGGCAATCCGACATATACCGGCAACTATATTCTACTAGGCTCACAAAGGAATTGGGCTAAAATAGAGAACACTCATGGATCGGCTACCGCAGTAATGAAGTTTACAGGCAAGGTGGCCCTGATAGATTTAAACTTCCATCTAGGGACAGGCAATAACGGTGTAATTATGACTCATGGCGGGTCAAGAATTACCCGGTGCCAGTTTGTCGGTGAGGATTTAGCAGGTTCAATAAAGACTTGCATACACTTAGATCATGCCACAACAGGCAAACATGCCAAGGTTATTGATGTAGATATACTTGGCAACATTACTTATTGTAGAGGCATACTGGTTGATAACTTTGCTCGATCTTGTTTTAGGGATTTACGCATACACTCATGTCTTGAGGGTATTCAGATTGTTGGGGCTACTTCAGACGGTAATACATTTAACGACATAGATATAGGCGAGTGTTCCCATGCTAGTGGAATTGCATTAAACTTAGACGCTGGTAGTGAACAACATTTTAGGAGTGTATTGTTTCACGGGAACAAAACGAACGTAGATGATGAAGTAAATGACCATCTCTGGAGTAATATACGAGGACAATTTGCTGTTACAATAGATCCGGATGATCTAGTTGGAGAAACTGTAACTTCGGGGGCTGGTGTTGCTTGGGGTAACACTCTTACTGTGTTTGCTGCTGACGAGCTGGATTTCCCATTTAGAATAGTTGGTGCTACATTTGCACCAGCTTCTACAGAATGGTGGAATGTTAGATTCAGTGCTGATAGCGGGGCTACATACTTCGATACTTACCAGTTTGATGCTAATAAAAGAGAAGGTTTATCTGTTCCTTCTGGAACTGAGTTTATTTTCAATGCAGGCACAGAGATAACCTGTGAAGCAAGAAGTGAAGGCGGGGGTAAGAATTGTCAGGTTTGGGTAGAAATACAAAAAATCTAGTGTATACTGGAGACAAATAGATGAAACTCTTTTGGGCTATATTTTGGGCACTCTTACTGATACTAGCACTATTCGGCGGGTGGACGTTAGGGTGGTGGGGTCCACAGTCTGAGAAATTTCACACAGTCGCCGCCCAATCTCAAACCAACACGCTCTGCACAGTCAAGCTAGACCCCCCTGTGCCTGGTGAGCTCCTTTGTTGGCAAACCCGCTGTTGGGTAACAGATGCACAGGGGGTTTGGAAGCACTCTATTACCGTTATTGCTGGACAGTGGTACGAGTTTGTACTTGACAGCGGTGGGCCTATTAGCATTGAGGGCATTCGAGGACCTAGCAATGCCTCAGTGATGCTGATGAGTGGTAAGCGAGCCAGATTCAAATTCAATAGCACTCCGGGTGCATCGTCAGGGCCTTTTACATTATTTGTGGCTTCCCCTGAACCGACAATAACGCCTAGTCCAAGTCTACCACCAGAGCCAACAAGCACGCCTACACCGGGACCGTCTGCTACTCCTACCGTATGGGAGCCACCAACACCTACCTGGCCCCCTATGCCACAACCGCCCGCAACGCTGGATCCAAATGAGCGTTTGCCGTGGCTCTTGTTAAAAATGATCGAGGAACACAGTCTGGAGGAAGAGGAGACGAACCCCCCTGTGTTGTTGGTAATACAGCAACATCGGATTTATTGGGCAGCACTAACGCATAATGGCACTGTAGCATTGTGGGTACAGGGCTACAACTCGGAGGGGCCAAAGAACTGGCGCATTCCTGCTGGCCGCCCAGAGACAGGCATCTTCCGTGTACAGTATGATGGCGATTGGGTTACGTGTTTGGCTTTTTCTAACATGATTGCCATCGAAGTCGAGTCGAGTGGACGTATATTCATTATGCAATATGGAGGGTACATTCTAGCCGAATGTTACCCTGGCACTGCATGGGAAGTGATCGAATGAGCACCAAACTTGCTTTTCAATTTCAGAAGATACCTTCTTGGGCCAAAGATGTAGTGCTGTCAGCACAGGCGGCCTGGTGCCTGCTAATTGAAGCGCCAGAAAAAGATCCCTTTGAGGGCCAGGTGAATATCCTTGCTAGGGCTCCTCTACCTGGGGGAGATAGTGAGGAACTACGATATATTCTGAAGGGTCGAAAAGGTGCTGAAGAATACTTTGAGCGTCTAGCGGGGACTTACGATGCTAGACGCTACGTGACGGTCTGGCAAGGACCAAACGAGCCTCCTGTAGGTGAGCATACTTTCCGCTTGATGCTTGTTGAGTTTACTATACGCTGGACAGAGTTGATGCACGAGAACGGTTTTCAGAATGGTGTAGGAGCATTTAGTGTTGGCTGGCCTCACATTGATCCTTCACACGTTGCGGAGTTAGCTCCTATGTTCCAGAAAGCTAACTACATTATTGCTCATGAATACAGTGCCCCAACGATGATGGACCGTGCTGGCTCGCACTGTTTGCGTTATCGGTGGCTTTACGATACAATTAAAGAAGTATCCCGGTTTGAGCCCCCACCGCTGTTGCTAGGAGAGGTTGGGATTGACGGTGGTGTAGCGCCAATTCACAAAGCAGAAACAGGTTGGAAAACCTATTGCAAGGGCAATTTCGAGCAATATGTCCCGCAGCTTCAATGGTTTGACGAAGAGATACAGAAAGACATCTATGTCACTGCTGCGTTTATCTTTGTTGCAGGTGCGCGCAAGAAATGGATAGATTTCGATCTTGACGAATCAAACGCACGTAAACTGGCAGAATATATGCTAAGTATCCACACGCAGGATACCGGGCCTTTGCCAGAGCACGAGCAAGGAGATCTTATCCACCTGCTGGATAAATTGAGATGGTGGTTAGAAGAAATGCAGCGAATGTATGAGCAAGGGAACCTTGAGCGAGCAAATGAGATTAGGCTTTCGTTGATCAAACTGTCGTATCGTATCTCAAAGAATGCACAAGAAGGTAGCTGGTGGCACTAACTAGGTATCGCACCGCTTTAGCTATTGCGATTCTGAGAAGCGGAGTACATGAGTGTGATGTAGAATTCTTAATAGGCTCTTGGGCAGAACAACTGGCGAAATATGCCGGGTTGAAATTTGATACTTGGGAGGCTGCAGTGGATAAAAATCTTGGCACTAGATTTGAAGGAGGTACCAGAGTAAAAAGCCGACCTGACTGGATAGATCGAAGCACCTATCAAGAGCGTCTACGTAAAGGTTGGAGGTAGGAGAACAACATGCCAGGCACTAAAGCCAACGGTTCTATCACTCATGCGTCCATCAAGTTCTGGATTCCTATTATCGCCGTCATTATCGCGTGTACTACAGCTTTTGCAGTGCTACAGGAACGAGTAGATACAGTAACTCAGACTGTAGAGGCACAAATAATTAGAATCGACACCATAGTAGATACCTTTGTGGATATTCAAGTGCAATTAGCAGGGATACAGACAGATGTTTCATGGCTTCGTAGGCAATCGGGGGGCCAATAGTTTAGTTTGGAGGTTACGATGGAAGACTTCATGGTGTTCGGTGTCGCTGGATCTCTGGTCATAAAGCGAATTGTGAACTGGTTGAAGAGGTTGGGGTTGTCTACAACGAAGGCGCTCTTTGCTGCGTTCGTTGTAGCCATCGCATTGCTGGCGTGCAATGAGATCGCAGCAACGTATCCGGCGTTTCTAGTTTGGTACGAGCGAGTATGGAATGTGCTATTTTATGCGCTCGTCGCGGCTGAGCTCTATGACACCCAGAAGGGCATAGGCGTGGCAGGCTACAAGTGGTGGTAGGAGTATACAGGGTCTAATAAACCCTGTTTGCTTACGGCAAGGTAAGGGTCCCCCCGCCTTTGCCGTGTGAGAGCGGGGAGGAGGGCTGCCTCTCCCCGCTTTCCGATTATAGAAACATCAACGAATCTTGCAAGCTCTCAAAGAACTTGCCTCGTAGAACGGTATCTACCATTGAGCTCTTGGAGGCCACGATCTTTTCTACCAGGTCATCTACCGTGTGTGGGCAATGCAAGGTTGTAATCAAGCACTGATGCGTCTGCCCAAAACGATCCACCCGACCGATCGCCTGCTGTTGTACAGTGTAACTATAGTGCTTCTCAATAAAGATCACTTGATGCGAAGCAGTTAGCGTAATGGATTCTCCCCCCGCCTGCACAGTAGAGATAATAACTTGAATTTCACCCTCTTGGAATCTTTTGATCATCTCGTATCTCTCACTAGGCGGCTGTCCTCCAAGGATCGTACCACAGACAATCTTTTTCTTGCTAAGGCGTTTTTGCAATGCTAAGACAGTGGCCCGAAAGAGAGCAAAGACAACAAACTGCTCTCCTGGGGCGTTTTCTATTATGTCTACAGCAGCATCAAGTTTGGAGGAACTGTCACCAGCCTGTATCGTAGCCGTGGTGCTGACTATCTGGCGCAGTCGAACTATCTTAGCTCCTACATTAAAGACCTCAATTTCTGAGCCGTCCTCTAAGATAGCATACATTTTCTTAGCCATAGTCTTGTACATTGCCCCCTGTGCAGCGGTCAGCTTCAGAGGCATGACCTTGTTTTGAGGGGGCAATGTATCTCGGTAGCCCTGCCAGTCCCGACGCAGCAGGATCGGAGCAATCTCACGTTGTAACAGGTCTACGTTTCTAACTGGGTTAGATCGATTTATTTTTCTATACCCACTCCGAGCAATGAAATAGTTGACGTATAGCTCATAAAAACGTTGATACGATCGATATCGGTCTGGGTACAACAAGTGCAATAGTGCCCACAGATCTGCAGGTTCATTGGAGATTGGAGACGCTGTGAGTAGTAGCAATCTCCTCGTCATTAGACTGTTAACACCCTTCCACGTCTTTGTGCTGCGATTCTTGAGCTTATGCGCCTCATCTGCCACTATCCAACGCCAGGCCAGGCCGCGCAATTCCGGCATCAAGCGAACAAGTTCCCAATTGATAATTAGGAATCCTTGAGTCTCCTGATAGGCTTGGAAATCGTCTTTCCTAGTGGCTGCTTCGACTACAACGCGGTCTTGTCCAGGAAACCACTTTTCGATCTCGTCCTTCCACCACCACTTTGCTGAGTTGGTACACACGATCAAGATGCGTTTATGTTCCTCAGACAATTCAATCGCCTCAATCGCTTGCGCTGTTTTTCCCATGCCTGAATCGTCTGCTAGAATACACCTTCTGGTTTTGAGAATGAAGTTTACCCCCACCCGCTGATATGCAACTAACCGTTCATCAACGTCTAAAGACGACATATCCTCTAACTTAGTCAAGGCAATACTTTTTCTCTCATAAGTCAAAAGAGTTTCATACCATGTACGAACCTCTTCATTGAGATGCACAGAATCAACATCTCTCAATAAAAGCTCAAGTAACCGAGGCTCCTTCGGCACCCAAGCGTCATCATCCTCAATCTTGACGCCGGAAACGCGCTCCAAGAAAGCACTTAGCACAGGGGGTAAAGTCCCCTGTACATGGAATTTAACTGTGGACCTCGGTGTTGGCTTCGCTAGTGAGATTTGTATGCCCAAGTTATCCCCTCCCTTTGTAGCTTTTATACCCTGCAGCGAGCCCTTTCTTGATAAGATATCGTAACCCGTGCTTTGCGGCATCTCGTGCATGTCGATCGAAGCCCTTTAGGCTCTTGAGCCAAATACCAGTTCTCTGGGCAGGCATCTGCGAAACAGAGACCGCACCCAGTTCATCTGTCAAGTATCGGATCACTCCAATAACCTGTACAGTAAGCAGAGGACTGCCAATCAAATATCTAGAGGCTCTTGCTCTAAGATAAAAGCTCTCATACAGCACTACGTCCGGCTGGTAGCAATCTATGAGGTCCTTGACCTGCGCCCACAGGTGGAATGATCCTCCTGCTATTTTGCCATAAGCCAAGTAAGCCCAACCGGTAGTTTCCCCAGGATCAAATACTAGCAGTCTCATGAGGTCTCCAAGTATACATGGTGATGACGATTATAAAGGGATTCCTCTTCTATTAGATACTTTGAAACAACATCTTCCTGAAGCACTTCCGGATCTAGCAATTCTACCTGTTGATGCTTACACCAACTGTATACAGTTGAAAGATGAATCACTAGTGCTCTTGCTGCCTCTCTAGGCGTCAGATAGTTCTTTCCATTGTGTGTGATCATGATACCTCCTCGATTACTTGTCTCAAATGATCCACTGACATGCCCAACGCGAGTATCGAGCCTTCACACCAAGCTGCATCCGTTTCCTTCGCCGCTTTCAATAGTCTATCAAAGCGCTGTTTGAGGAGGGCGTTCTCAGCTTGTCGTTTCAGCACCATATCATTTAGTTCCACTGGATACCTCCTCGATCACTTCTCTAAAGCGAGCCACCTGCTGCCGCGCCGACGCAGCGTATAGGTTACGGCCCCAGTCTGCGCATAGTGCCTTCGCTGCCAGTAGCAGTTTCTCGAATCGCGCTTCGAGATTGGTGATCGGTTCTGGGTATGGTTCTTGCTCGGAGTCGATATCGTCTAGCAACATCTTTGCGAGCTGGACAGTAATATCGATATGACCACCCATAGACCAATATATCCTGAAAGGAAAACGACCTTCTTCCCCAGTACATATCACTGCTTTTACTAGACTTAGATCGAATAGCGTTGCGCCATACTTTTTCAAACTCATGTTGCCCCTCCCCCTATTATGTATTTTCCCATATCTTTCTTGTCATAAGAGTACCCGACTGCGATGTCAACTGCTGCTGTGAAATCGTCTCCGAGAATAGTGGTACCTGCATCCAGCATCTCCTTAGTTACTAGAGAGGCCACTGCGTCTACGTGTTTTATAGGAAACTCCAGTAGCAATGAATCGTGCGTTGGGAAGAGAATGGTGCCTCCAAAGTCTTTGAGCCATTTGTTGGTCTCAATCAAACTTAGTAAGCACAAGTCATGACTTGTGCTCTGCACTGGCATGTTGATCGCTTGCTTTTTGATTTTGGACCATAATGTAGAGAGTATCAATGGAAAGCGTCTACGGCGGCCCGTAGGTGTAGTAACATATTGCCTTGTTTTGACATCCCGAAACTGTTGCTGCATCCATTCGTCAACGCCCAGCAGTCTGAGGACCAGGCTATGAATCCTTTTAGCTTCACTGAAGGAAACGCCTAGCATAGCAGCAATACCAGGGATCCCTAGGCCAAAAGCGACACCAAAATTGATCCCCTTGACACCTACTCGATGTTTCTCAACATCATAATTGTCTCCATAAATGCTTTCTCCTACAAAGTTGTGTGGATCATCGCCTGTTCTAAACAATTCTAGAAGTCCCTTAGACCCAGCCAGAGCAGCCAAGACACGCAGCTCGGACGCTTTGTAGTCAATAGTAAGAAGAATGTTGCCTGGCTCAGGCACTACTAAGCCTCGAACCGGCCCGATCCTAGTGAGATTCAATACATTTGGCTTGCTACCAGACAGCCGCCCGGTAACTGTGCCAAAGAGCTTGAGCCCTGGATGTATCCTACCATCAGATTCGGGATGAAGATTCTTGAGATAGGTGCTAACCAATTGATGCGCTTTTTTGTACTTCAGCATTAAACTAGCAAACGGCGCGCAAGGGTAGATTGGCTGCGCCAGACGTGCCATTTGATCTTTAGCTGTAGTTTTATCGTTCCGTCCATACGGTACAGCTACGGGCTCTATCAGCTCGATAGGCAGTGATTTGGACCTTGAGAATGGTGGCGCTTTGTATATGTCGTACAGGATATGACCAACCTGCTTTGGCGAGTTAGGATTGAACTCAGGGAGATCAACAAGCGTCCGCATTTCGGTTCGTAGCCTATCTATTGTTTGTTCCGCTTCAGTCTGTGTAGTCTTTAGCCTATCTATGTCTATCTTGACGCCTCGTACAGACATATCTACTAAGGCATTTGTCCCTGGAATGAGCAGCTCTGTATATACCCGTTCAAGATCTTCCTCGGAGGCTACCTGGGGACGTAGGAGTTGATGCAGGTCATAGCCGTAAGCTACGTCTTTGGCATTGTAGCTCCATAGATTTTCCTCGGGAATCAATGCATACGAGCTATGCTCTTTAGATATCCACTTCTTGATATCTGCTTCCCAATCAGGTACCCGCAAAAGTTTCATAGCCAGTTGCTTTAGACCGTGGGTGCCCAGGCGCTCATCTAGTACAAAGTGCTCTAAGATAGTGTCCTCTGAAATGTAGGGATGCGCCCTATACTGAGTGATCAAGCGGGCTACGTCAAACTGAGCATTGTGACCACACCATTTTAGGGATGGATTTGCACAGGCGCGGCGTAATGCTGCCCGCACATCCGCGTGATCCAGAACTGCTTTGGGCAGAACGACCACATAGTCTGAACCACAGGTGAACGCAATGCTCAAGATAGTCGTATCAAGGATATTGAGATTGCTAGTCTCAATGTCAAAGTATACGAAAGTTTGCTGTCTCAACCAGGTAAGAAAACGTACTGCCCCCTCAGTGGACAAAACTGCGTAATTGCTAAAGGCTGGGGCAAGCTCAAGCCTAGGACCACCCTCTCTAAGCACCTCTTCCAGATTGTCTGCAAAGTCAACCCAGTTATCTGGATGGTGGAGAATTGACGCTGGGTGAAGTATTGGGAAAACTGTGAAGTCATGCCATTTTAATGGCCGCCCCTGCATCTTTGTGATTCCCTGCGTGCTAAGGCCCAAGCCTTGCATAGCAGAGTTGCCCATCGCAACGATGATCTCTACACCTCTGGATTGGAACTCCTCTTTTAAGGTGGTACTGCAGATAGCAAGTGCCTTATCATCTATGGCCTTGTCTTTAGATAGCTGACACTTACAGGCATTTGTATAGTAAAATTCTGATGGTACCCGTCCACAGGCGGAGATAGCGGCACGAAGGAGCTTTCCACTCTCTCCTACGAAGGGCCTGCCTACGCGAACCTCAGTGTTGCCTGGAGCCTCACCTAGAAAAGCTATTGTAGCCTTTGCAGGACCAAAGGGAGGCACGTGCCTCCCCCTGTTCCCTAAAGGACAAGTTGCACAAAGTGCAGCGTCCTTTTTCATTTCGGTCTCTTCAGTAGAGATCTGAGACCTGTTGGTTTGTTTTCTGGCTCTGGCTCTGGCTCCTTGTCCAAGGCCGGTTCTGAGTAACTGGTATAGACATGGGTCTCATTAGCTTGATCTGCTTGGACCTTTCGCCAAGCCCACCACCTACAGGCATTTGTAACTAGATCGCCTACAGTGACGGTAACTGAAAGATCCGCCTCGGGATTCTCTGTATGTAATAGACTCATAGCTCTGGCTAGATCTCTAGAACATCTCTGTGCATAGGAAACATCTCCAAATTGGTTTTGCCGCCCGGCGTGCATACTCTCATCAAACAAACGTGTTTCAGCCGCGATAGCCTCTGATACCTCTTCTAGCACTTCTTCATAAGCCACTTGAAGTTGCTCTGCACTCTTTTTGGCGGCTAAGAGCTCTATAGGGAACAATCCGGTAATCATGAAACCTCCTCAATTTTTCCGGGGATCCTAGTTGAGCCCCCAGAGAAAGTAATGGTTTGCTGGAAAATGTCCAGCGAATCTGGTACATCCAAACCCAATTCAAAACAGGTAGCTATATGTAGCCCATACATTCTGTGCGATCCACCACCTCCTCTTATGGCCTTCTTCGTAGGCCCCCAAACATAGTGTCCCTCCCCAGGCAAATCCTTGGAAAGCTCTCTCAACTGGCGTTTCACAGCAGCGCTATCTAGAACTGGTTCCTTACGAGCCAGCCGATCTTTGCGCCACCACTTCAACGCCGTAGTTAAGTGAAACCATAAGACGCCTTCCAGGTCTAGAGTGTACACAAACTGGGAGCTGGCTTTTTGAGCTTCGTTGATAACTTCCTCAACGAAGCTATCCAATAACACGTAGCCTCTTTTCATAGACACTCCTTGAACTTCGCCCAACGGAGCAATGAAGTGCTCTGCGGGGGTTGCCTCTAGCACAACACCTTGGAGCCGCATAAAAGTTTCATATGAACGGGCTCCAAATAAGACGGTAGCCAGGTTTCGGCGTATTCGTTCTGTCAATGGAAAATCTATCACAGAAGCTACTTCCTGAAGAGCAGAGTTCCATTGAGCTGTTGCCTCTTGTTGCGATACTGTTAGAGTGTACTGTATATAGGGAGCAGCAAACTGTGATAGCGGTAAGCAGATCAAATCCATAAACGCTTCATACGCCCCTGTGCCCATTTCGATGTCCCGAGGGGTCATTCCAATGACGATCGATCGCCGTTGCACAGCTGGGTCAGATATCACGTCTTCTCCGCTTAGTACCAATGGCGCATGTAAAGGGTAGTCTACCGTGGTCTGATTAGGTCGCCCCCGTGAATCATGCCCCACGTCATAGGCCAGCAGTAGAGTGCGAAGCAGAGCGCGCCAAGATACTTCTCCTAGTGTAGACCGTCGGAACTCTGCTAAACTTATCGGCACTGCATTGGTTGAAGATAGAAGAGACAGTAGTACAAAAGGCGTGGTACTACAATCTTCTGAGTGTGCTGGTATGCGATACCCCAATAGCGGCATGAACGCGGACTCTAGCGTAGCCGTTTTACCGGCCCCTGTGGTACCATACAGTATCAAATGAGGTACTAGAATTCGGGCATCATTAAGTAAGGGTTTATAGGGGGTAGCCATGAACCAACCTAGGATAGGCCAAACAATTCCTGGAGCGTTGATCTTGGAAATTTTAGCATGAATTTCTGTTAAGAGAGGCAATGAACACCCTGGAGGGTAATCTAGCGCTGGCCCTGCTCTGCCTGTGGGAGAGTAGACTATAGGAGCTGAGTATCGATCCATCGTTTCAGTAGCACTCAGCGTGTACTCTGATGCTACCCAATAATCTTCATGCCTTCCAAGTACAGAGGTTGCTATTGCTCTAGGGCTTCCTAACTCTTTCCATTGTTTCATAATGAATGGTAGTAAAAATCTGACCTCGGTGTCAGTCCCTAACCATTGCCAGGAGGCTTTCCCGAGCTTCTTCATTAAAGAATCCACTCTGAGAAATGCACTTTTAGGAAGCTGTATCCCCTCCCAAATGCGACCATCTGCGTGAATGTCCCCTAGAAAAATGTCCTCGTCAGGTCCCTCTAGCAACCGCTTAGGTTCAAAGGTAAAGGTAGAAACTACATGTTTGCCCCTCTTACCTATTCCCACTACAAAATAGGCATCATCGGCCATAGAGAAGCAACTGCTAGGATCATAAGCTGCTTTTGCAGTCCGCTGCTTTGTTTGCAGCTTTTTTAGAGTGATATCTAAGTATCTTCCACTATCCTCTCTTGATTTCTCTCCAATGATGTGCTCCGCCCAAATCGCTTTCATAGCATATTCGGACATTTGCAGATCGGTGAGTTCTGAGCCTGCTTGCCAGTCTACACCAGAGCGGGTTTTATCCCTAGCTTTAGGCCCTGGTTTTCCAGTTAAAATGCTGCGGCGAGTAGGATCAGATATCTGAGTTGCTGCAATGATATCATCTAATTTATAACGCAGCTCCGGTCTGTTGCGTACTACGGTACATGGGACATACGGTTCAACCTTAATGTTGAAGGTTCCGGGTATCCGCATGACCCTAGCAGGGTCTCCTACGTGCCCCCCACCAAGTAAGGTTCCTACAAGTCTAACTACCTCGCAACCGTCCTCTGCGGCTACCGCCTCCTGTAATAGCCAGTACGCATGATAGCCATGCCCCGAGTCTATGATGTATGATGGCGGCAGCACCAACAGGTCTGCAGCAGCCAATGCCGCAGCTTTATCATCATTGAAATCTTTAGCATCCAAGTCTGCCCAAATAACACCGATGCGATCAACGCTCTCGGCTACGCCAGAACGGTTTTTTCTAGGCGCAACACCGAAAAAACAGTGTTCTTTATCGCCAATAGCTTCGGCAGCCTCTAACAGATGCAAAGTATCACTAAAGAATAACTGGCGGCCTTTTCTTTCCTGGGTAACTAGACACAATTCTATCCACTCAGATGCAGCCAGGTCAGCAAAGATCGCTAGGAGCAAACCACAATCGTTAATCATAGGACCCCGTTTTTAGATGTAGCAGCCTGAGCTTGAATCTAACAGCAAGCTCAGGCTGCTAAGAGTGATTGATTGTGGCTAGTCTAGATGATCAGTTCGGATCCTGCTGCGAGAACCTGGTCTACCTTGCCGGTTGTCTCGCCGTCCCACGTGTCTTCGACCACCGAGAGTGTACATTCGACGCCGATTAAGTCACTAGGTTCAAATTCTACCTGGCCTTCTAGATCGGCCTTTTCGTAGCCAAAGGCCAGGAGAACACGCTTGAGACTCCAAAGGGCGTGTGACTGCAGACTCGTGTTGAAGAAAGCCTTGCGACCGACAAACTCCTCCGGCTCAAGAACTCCAAAAGTCCAAAGGACATAGGGGTTGTTGGTCTTGCTGATTTTCTGTTCGCACTGGCTTACGGCTGCCCTGTAGTACCCAGGCGGTAGCGGTGTGGGCCGAGTTTCTACCCCTGTCATGTTAACTGAGATTGGCATGATTACTCCTTCGTGATTAGGGATTGAATATGCGCCTGATGCTTTCGTTCCAATTCTGCCGCCTCCTTTTGTAGTGTCTCCAATGGGCGACCAAGGACGGCTCGCCCGTAGAGAATGTGCATGTGTGGGCGTTCTAACACCGCAGGCAGGGGGTAAATTGCTCTGTTTTTAGCTGCCCGGCCTCCAAACGGGTCTAACTGTAGTAGCCGAGTTTTTTCCTTGATCTGTATTTTTACAGTCAAGTACCCCACGATATCAAAAAGTGCCCCTACCTCGCCAGCCAACTTATTTGACAAACCCGGACGGATCATCGGCGCTTGTGTGATTTCATTAGCTCGAATGTCAACCATTGCGGTTGCTATGAAATTCACTGGGGCAGTTTTGAGCATATCAAGTACAAGACGCATTCTGAACGTTCCGTGCATCCAGTCACGCTGACTTGGTACATATGGGTCCTCATTGCTTGTGCGCCCAGGGGCCAGCATACGGAGCCGGATCATCTGATTGTAACAGGCCGTCAGCCCATCGAGGACTACGGTTTTGTATTCTCCAGGGTGCGCTCGGACATATTTGTTTACGTCCTCAATATCCTTAGCACATTTGATAGGAACTACTTCGATATCCCTGTCTGATATAGTCATAGTGCCCATATCTGAGTCTAAATACAAAATAGGGCAGAGCTCTGGCACATCACATATGCTACCCATTAGGTATGTTTTGCCAACTCCTATGTGCCCATAAACCAGAAACCGAAAGAACTGCATATTGTAGTTTGGTTTTACGGTATGCGGTTTTGTGCTACCTGCTGTTGGACCTAATGTCTTTACCATTTGTGCCCCTCATTTCCATATGGATCTTTGACTTCTGGTGCCGTTCTCCACATAGCTCCATATTTTAGTCTGATATTGTTAGTGTGGCTAGTAATACCTTTCATGCCGTAGGGCGCATCAGGACCTATGGTACCATCGGCCAAATAATCTTGCAGCCTAGCCATTTGCCAATCCCACATTTGTTTTTCAATTACGGACATGATAGGCTTCTTATCTGTAAGATCATCGGCAGCGCTATCTCCATGAGCTATAGCCTCGCGTCGAAAGGCTAACCGCGCATAATCCATAGCCTCCTGTACAGCAGCAATGCTATACGCACTTGCACAAGCAAATGCTGCAGCACTAGCAGCTTGCGTGGCTGCCAGTTTACGATGCGAGTACACTTCCTTCAGATCTATTAAAATCCTAGTACAGATACCAGCAGTTGCTTTAGCTAGGCACTCTAGCTCTCCGTCTGTTAGACTCCCGCCCCGTGTATAACTAATAGCTTCTAGCGGAGTCCTTTCTTGAGGGTATTCGCGCACAAAAAAGTCCATCACTTGCTCAGCACAATCACAAGCGTAGAGACTTGCAGCGCGTAGAGACCAGGAGTCTATCCTGCGCAATAATCTAGTCTCTTGCCAGTACAGTTGAGATGTTCCCTCTATGTGCTCACCGCGTCCTTCTACTTCAAACAACACAGACGAGAAAAAGTTTGGTAACTGTTGCAATGTAAAGACACTGTAGCCTAAAGCTCCTGCAGCTACCCCTGGAATTTTAGGCATCCATTTACCCGGTATCCAGTACCCATCCTCTTGTTTTACAGGTAAAGACCCCTTAATAACGTCGTTATGATCCCTATGATATATAGTGCCGTCCTTGTTCATTACTTTATAATATATCACTGCTTGAGCGCCTCCCTACTTCATATTGTCGTAACGCACCTGCTAGTAAACTCGCTTGTTTCAGGTGTTCTGCCAACCGCTCAATACATCTTGTAGCCTCGGGAGACACGCCTAGTCTACCAGCATTGCTCAATTTTAGCAAGCGTGTTCTAGATCGTCTAATCTCAGTTTCTAATGCCAAAACACCTTTCACTACGCCCCCTGCGCTGTGTTTGGATTCGGAGTTAGCGCTTGTTTTACAGTGCGAAAAATTTGCTCTGTCAAATTAGTAGGGGCCTCATTGGCTATTGTGTGCAACAGTACAACTTCCACTAGTGCTTCTCGATATTTACGCAGTAACCGAAGAGCTACAGCAGAGGTACCATCAAAGCCAATCTCGTGAGTACACTTTGCCAATAAGTAATTTTCGAGTTCATCTTGGGCTATAGGAGTAGACATTATACCTCTTCCTCTTCGTCTTTTTCTGGCAATCTAGCATAGTCATCAAGCGCTGCGTGCATGATTCCCAGCAGCATCTCGCCAGGATCTATCAGAGTCAACAGTTGCTCTGGAGCCATCAACTGTAGCTCCAATTCTGTATGCTTACACTGAAACGAAAACTGATCTTCACTGATTAGAACCTTAAAAGTTACATACAGGTTAGCCATCAGTTACTCCTTCTTCTATTGCTTTTACAAACTCTACACCATGACTGCAAGCCATCTTTAGAACGGTGATCTTTTGCAAAATCCTCTAGTGGTTTCCACTCTCCACAGCGGCGGCAGATCTTCTCGGGAACCGGCGAGGGCATTGCTTCGCGCTTGCGGTAGTTTGCTTTCAATAGTGGCTCAGGACTAAATCCATTCGCTATCATAGCACAAGGGCTCCTAAACGGGCAAGTCTTACAAGACCACCAATTTGGGGAGGGGACAATTGGTATCTGTGGATCAACCATCTCAGCTATGGTGTTCATGAAACGCTGTCCAAACGTTTTCATCGCTCGTGGCTGTCGCTTAATTCGTACTCGCCTAAAAAACGGATTCTCTTGCTCTGCTAGTCGAGCCAAGACACCTTGGTAGTTTGCCGCTGAGAGACCTTGTTTCTCTATCTCAGCTAGATAGACCTCATAGGTAGTCCGAATGTTCTTAGCTATAGACAGTCCACCGCGTTTTAGCACCCGTGGGATTGTCGGTAGAGCTTTGAAGAGAAAGTTGTACACCGTTCCCACAGGGCGCGTACCCTCGAAACGGTGATCTATTTGTGCAGCCCACTGGTAAGAAATGCACTGCTCGTCTAAAAACAGCAAACTAAAATCTGGATAGCTACTGGTGGTTTTATGCTCCAATAGCCAATACATACCATCTTCCCAGCGTACAAGTCCATCGGCTTTGCCCTCATAGAAAACTTGCTTGCCTGGGAACAGTGGTAAAGGGATACGAAAAGGAATCTCGGTCCCTAGAGCGGTAAACTTGTCGTGTTTAGGTGCCCACTCAAAGTAGTGCTGCAAGATACCGGTAGTCTGCATTGCCGCTTGAAAGATATCTTCCCAGCGATCTGGTGGAAGGTCTTGCTCTTCCAGATCTGCCCAGGAGCGGATAAGCCAGTTATTGAAAACTAACATTGCTGCTTCGGCGTTGAAAGGATCATCAGGATCGTAGTATCTACCAAATGCTATGTGTACCCCCGTCCCTTCCCAGAGGTGTTTATTAGGCCACCGAGGAGTTAGGTTGCGACGGAGTGGTGACGTAAAATCCCAAAGCTGTCTACAGCTTTTAAAAGCCCTCATATCCGTAATGTGTACAGGATATTGTTTCACAGTCCCCCCAAGCGATTCTAAACTCTGCGTCTATTATACACTACAACTCACGACTATGCAAACTGCCGTTTTCAACTGTGCAAACCGAAAAGCTCCTGAATGTCCTGCAGCAATACAGGTACTCGGTCAGCGGTCAGGTAGTAGCTGTATGCTCTACCGATGCGGCGACGGGCACAAAACCCAGCTCTGCATAAGATTTTTAAGTGCCTTCTTAGAGAGACAAGTTCATATGTAGATCCAAGAAGTGCTATGCCAATGGTTGGCACAGTGGCAGGGCTATTGTCCCTAAGAAAGTTTAAGATATTAACCCGTGTTGTAGATCCTAAGACGCTGCATCTTTTAGCTAGATCCATCTTTTTTCCCTCCACGTAAAATCCAATCATCTATTGTCTTGCCATTGGGCCTCGGATCGTTTCTGAGACGCCTGGTCAGGTAGTGCAACACTAGCCAGGGACCCACAAAGACAGTCAGAGCTAAGCACCCGCCCCATAGCCAATCACTTAGTGTCATTCCAGTTCTGCCTCTACTTTCACATATGTTGGTATTTCAGCCCCTTTAATCCCATGCCAATCTGCTTCAGCAAGATTCGCTGTGTCCTCAAATAGTATCACAACTTGGGCAACAAAGCGACCTTCAGCCAACACCACTCGCCAACCTTTGTTGCACAGGGGCGAGATCTCCTTGATACTAAGTCTAGGTATTACGAACATGTTTTTTCTCCTCTATCCAACACATAGTGCCATAATAGCAACAACGATGAAGGCTATCAGGAATCCTAAGCTGAAGTACCCAACAGCAGGCCAACCCTTATGCCAGTGCGCCTGACAACGAAGCTCCTTGTTGGCCTCCCACAGATCGTGCCTCCCTTCTATCTCAAGCTGCAAGCCTTTTTGCAGGAACCGGATCGAAACTCCGCGTGCCTTTAGGGCAGCGTACAGGAGGTCCAACTCTTCTGAAATGACAGCCTGCCAGACAGGAAACGCTTCATTGACCAAGTCGCCCTCTGTTATCTCACCTTCAAACACAAGCCTTGAAGCAACAACCATCTTGGCTCGGATCCTATCCAAAACTTCGGACTTGCTTGCGGGTGGCAGGCCCTCGGGCGATTGGCATCCGTAGCACACAGTTGAATTCCGCCATGGGCAATCAAACTCTGGGCACTCCAGAATCCTCTTCTGCCAGGCTATCTCTTCATTAGTCATTGGCTTGTTAGTCATGTTTTTCCTCCATTAGTTTTACTTTAATCGAAGTCCCGCCAATGCCCGCTTGGTAGACCCTCAGTGTCATCAGAGAAATTGATAGTGCAAGACGTTGTTGATTTTTCTTTTTCCTCCATGATTTCCCTTATTCCTTCCCAGGCTTTGTTACAGATTGCATCAAGCAGCCATTGTTCACGGCCTGGGTCATGTGTGTCCGCTAATCGA